AGAAGGATTACAGTCACTACGATGTTACCCACGGAGAACAATTGCATTATGTGTTTATTACTTTAAAGGAGTTAATCGTTATGCAGTGGGAGTATATCAGAGAGAACAGATTATGGACACTAATTAACACCCCTGTGGAAAAGATTGACTAAATTGTGTAAAACAATTAAATGGTTAATTAAACTAGGTTGAGTGTTACTTACCTGTGGAAATGTGGAAAACTAATACACTCTTAGCATACAATCTACCGACTGTCAATGTTAACGAGGATATCACAATATTCTTGACAGATTATCACAAATTATGGTATAATTACCTTGTGAGAGGTTCAGAAACCCTTGGAGTATTTGCCCCCTATTGTTAACACTTAGTGTGTGACAGTAAACAAAGTGGCACAGAGGTTGTTGTAAGCACCCTCTGAGGGGTTATAATAAGAGAGTAACAAACAAAGGATCAATCCTAAATGAAACTTACTCCAATTGCTGCTAATCAGAACGAAGTTACTATTAACGACGGAACACAAATCTTCTTCAGTTATAGAACACCAGTTGCAGCATATTTACCAGAGAAAGGTTATGTTAGAACAGAGAAGTTTTGGTCAGTTACTACATCTCGCCACATAAACAAATGGTTGAAAGGTGTTAACGAAGTTGGTACAATTGACCAGACAGTTCTTGACAATCTAGCAGCATAATGCTATACTGGGGGTAACAATTAGTTGCCCCTTTTTCATGCCTATGTAACACTCAGACAGTTAAACTGACCTACTAAATGTAAAGAACTCCGCCCAGATGACAGTCATTGTAAGGGTTCTCGGTGATCGATGGGGCCGTTAATATAAAAAAGGTAGAGACCCTAACCTACAAAGGTTCCCAAGAGCAAGTGATATATAAAATTATTTAAAAAAATTTCTCAGTAAAAAAACATGCCACCAGAGTTTTCACAAGATTTCCAAGACACACGCACATGGGTACTCGAAACCCTTATAAGGCATGAGGGTTGTCTTGATAGTAGAATGTATGCCTGTGCTGATTTTTGTGTAAGTACAGATTGTATAAATGATGTTGAAGATGTAGTTAAGACTTGGGAAGATTTTAAGCAAAGAACACCATCTACTTCATCAGTTAACCGTTTATGAAAACTGAATATGTCAAAGAGATTCACACTTACCCTACAAGAGGATGATTTTGGTGATACATACATATCAATTCCAGAAGAAGTTGCCGAGGCACTGGACTGGAATATAGATGATGTGCTACAATACACCTTGGAAGAACCTAAACTAACATTTGAAAAAAGCGATGAGCGATCCTGATCAGAATATTACAGAATATGATCCTTGGCAAGATAATGCTGAGGCACATGAAGTACTGAATACATGCGTACATGAATTAGCAGAGAGGTTAGGACAGGTCACAAAGTATGTTAATGATCTAACTACCCCTGAGAAGATATTATATAAACCAAAAGGAGCAGAGGAGTATCTAAATATTAAGGAGAACTACGACGAAATATATCGTAGGTTAGAAGAATTAGAGGAAAAAGTAAATGGGTTGTAAACCTGTTGGAGAAAGATATACAAATTCCTGTGTGAGGCAACATCCAGGAACTGCTGATGGTGTTAGTATAGAATTTTTAGAACATCCTGGTGCAACTATCAGACAAGGCAATTTACCTTATAATGTACCTGCGAGAGATGGCACAACTGTTCAGTATCAATCTGATCTAGTATGCAACGAAGGTGGCAATCCAGCAGACATGTTAACTGATGGTATGTGTGGTAAGGCAAATCGCTTAAACGTTGAGTCATTAGAAGAAGGAGAGAGTAGTGGAGATTGTTTATTTGTATATGATTACTATCCTTCAGGTCTTTCCTTTGACTTTGGATACTCTGATACATGGTTTTCATACTTATTTGATACTACTGATAAGGCAGGTATATTAGGAACACCTTGCTATCATATAGAAACAGAAGAAACTAATGTACCTGAGTCATCTCCTGGTGCAGGTGATGGTAGTTATTCTTCATCATCTTCTTGTTTTCCTTGTAGTTCCTTTGACTGTACCCCCGCTTCGACCACAATCTCTTATACTGTCCCAAATGAAGGGAAAGATTCAGACGACCCCGACTGCCCACATTCTACCTTATTTGCAGTAGATACCCAAAGTCCTAAACTAACGTTCAGTTATGACTCGCTTTCAACCACGTTACCTGATGGATGTCTAGACTTTGAGTTGTCATATGATGGTGTAACCTATACTGATAGTTGGAATGAGAATGAAACGACTGGTACTGAGTATATTACAGCACAGAACCCCTACCAGAGTGGCGACGAGGCGTTCAGCGACTTCAAGATATTTGAGTTAGATTCTGGTCTTGCACAAGGTCTTAGGGTTAAATTAGAGGTTAAACCTGTATTTGATGATGATCCAGACCCATCTGTCTTTTCAGGCACGTCCTGGCGTATTACAGAGGTCTTATCACCTGGTACAGGATACACCGTGGGAACCACATTCTCTCTAAGTTATACCCATACTCTTCCAGATAATAGTACAGTTGTTCTTACTAATAATATAAAGATCAAAACAGTAGGTCCAGTACAAGCAACAGAGGGTCAAGAAGGGTTTGATGTACTAAGATCAGGTGATACAGTTAATGGTCATATAGTAACTCGTGTATTTCATACCGATATAGATAATTTTCCATACCATATAGCATACCTTGATGCTTGTGGTAGTAATTTTGCTAAAGAGACACAGTATACATCGGACAGGAACCACGTAATTACAGCAAAAGCAGGTTGGGGTATTCCAGACCGAGCACATCTTGTAGGTTTCTATGAGTTTATGAATAAGTCTATACAGTATGTTACTGCTGATGTAGATCAAGAAGCACCAAATAGGTTCCATGACCTAAGAGTACCACAGGTTACTATGTCTATTGTTAATGGACAGGTGGATAATATTAGTATAGTTGATGGTGGATCTGGTTGGCAAACGCTAGATGCTGTGCCAGATGTGTATATTACCGCCCCCCTAACCACCACAGGTAAGAGAGCAGAAGTAAGAGCTACGTTTGTAGGCGGTGCGATGACTGGTATTACAGTAGCAGACGGAGGATCTGGGTATTCTTCTACAAGACCTCCGAGCTTACAGATAAGAAATGTGCATAAGGTAGTAGATCGTACTATAGATAACGGTTCATATAGATCAACATATGCAGATGACATAAGATCATACCTACTTTCCTTACCAGAAGGTGACTCTGAATCCAGTGCTGCTACATTAAGAGCACTTGAAAACCTACCTCAGAACTTTTTTGATCAATATAAGGTAGCGGATTTCAGTGTTAAGGGTGATCCTGATGTTCAACGTGTTAGACAAAAGGCTCAAAGGATGTATAGTGACAGTGCTACAAACCCATTAAAGAAATCTAACGCAATTGATGACTTAGATATGAGTATAGTAGAGAATAGTACTGTAATACCTACGGAATTAAAGGATACTCTTAAGCAATTTCTCCGTGATGAGAGTCATAGAAGTAGAATGCAGCATATAGATGACATAACACAAAAGATTATTCCTGAGTATAGTAACCACGATGAGCGTTATGTTACTACTATACAGGGTAGAATTAGTGAATTACCTCAAGCATCAGAGTATACTAAGTACATGATGAAGCAATATAGACCCGATCCCCAAGATAGTATAGATATTAATATAACATTATCATGTAGTACCGTGGAAAGTGGGTGTGGGCATATATCATGTACTGCACCTGCAGGTTCATCTCCTGGTCCATACCAGTCATTTTCTATGTCTGGGTTACTTGGGGATGGATGCAAACCGTGGACTGCAAGTGGATCCATGAAAATATGGAATGATTTGACCAGAGCTAATGCAGCATGGTCAGCTGCAATAGCAGCATACGGAAACCCTTACGATACAGGAATGTATTTACCATAATGGCAATAGGAGCAGCGTTATTTAAAGGTAATTGTAGTGGTCATGGCACTGGTAGTGGATCTTCACACCATCCAGGACTAGGTGGAGGCGTACTTGGTGGATGTCCTCACTCACCAACCGCAGGTTCGATTAACCCAAAACCCGTAGCACAGATGGATGCTGTTACAACTTGGAAGCCTACGGAACAAAAACCTAGACAAAAGCTAGAAAGAAGTGTTATAATAAACAATAAGATCCCTATTATAGATAGAGATGAGCTTGTTCTACACCCTACGAAAACAAAACACACTACTACTTCCGTTGGTAGAAAGTGTTTTACTGTCAGATCAAGCCCTGCGTGGCATTGCACGGAGGGTATATCAGGTGGCAGAGAATCTTCAGAGGGACATCAGCGTAGATGTTACTCCAGTACCAAAACAGTTTGGATTACAGGAGAACTTGCTGGTAGAATAGGTGATGATCTAGGTGAGAACACAACAACGTGGCCTTGCCTATCAACTATCTCAGGTGGGAGTAAAGACGTTTTTATTGGAGACTAAATTATGCCAAAGTTCGCAAGTGGTGGTGCATGGGGAAGTAGTGACTACATTCTTCCAGTACCAAAGAAGACCCGTCAAGGACAGGGTAAGTTTACTAAATTAAGTGCTACTTCCCGTAACAAAAAGAAAAAAGCGTATAGGGGTCAAGGTAAGTAATGGGTATTATTAATCAGAAAGAAACTTCTGTTATACAGAGAGAAGGTAATTCTGGTATTGTTGATTATAAAATCCCTGCAGGTGTTCCACCAGTACCAAGAAATGATCAAGGGGAGAAGGATGTATACGTAGATCCCAAAGTAGATAGAGTAACACATTACAATAGTAAAGAAGAGTCTTCTAGACCTGTCGTACCTTTTACTAGTGGGTGGATGGAGAAGAAACTAAGTGAGGAGCAAATGAAGTTCCTTTGGAATGCGATTGACAATAAGAAGCAAAGTTGCGGTTATAGGCTTGCTGGACATGTAATGGATAGTTACGATCTTGAAGATGAGGGAGATTATTTTTACTTGAATGTGGTAGATCCATTGATCCAAGAGTTTATACACAACTTTGGTAATCCAGGAGATAACATTGCGGTTAATAATTTACATCCGTATTGTTTACACCATTGGTGGGTAAATTATCAGCGTCAAACTGAATATAACCCTACTCATGATCATACTGGATGCTTTAGTTTTGTTATATGGATGAAAATTCCGTATACTTATGAAGAGCAAAACGTAACAGGGGGAGAGAAAGCTGAAATTGCTAAAAGAGCAGATCTGAATAAAGGACATGCTTCAAATGGAGCATTTGAATTCCATTATAGTGACATTCTCGGACAACCTAATACGTTTTGGTATGATATGGGAAAACCATTAGAAGGTACTATGCTTCTATTCCCTTCTAGTTTAAAGCATCAGGTATATCCATTTTTTAATAATGACGAATATAGAATTTCTATATCTGGTAATATAGTTCTTAATACTAATACAAGAATACCTGTAGAAATGAATACGGATCTACCTGACTTTATAGAACCAGGTAAATTAGAAAAAAATCATCAGGGTACTGCAACTAGTATAGTATCTTTACCAGAACATACAGATAAGAAGATCGGTGAATATCATTATCCACCATTTAATGATATTAATGAGAAATTATTTTATATCATACAAGATTTGGGATCTGGTACTACAGGAGTAAATCCTCCAGAAGCACATTGCACGATGACTGATTGGGACTTGTATACAAGTCAAGAACATGTTAAAACTATGGTTGATTGGGTTCAACGAATTATTGATGACCAGTTTAATCCTCCAGAGCATGATTTTAAGACAGTAGAGACATGGGCAGTTACATATAAGGAAGGTGAAGATATAGAATGGCATAGTCATGGAATTAGTTGTTATTCCTTTGTTTATTATGTTAATGTTCCCGAAGGATCATCTCCATTGCTATTTCAGAATCCAGAAGGTATAATAGATCCAAGACCAGGTAAGGTAGTTATTTTTGAGAGTAGAATGAAGCACATGGTTCCACCTAATAAGTGCGAAGGTAGGTGTGCTATATCAGGCAACATTTTTCTAAAAAAACATAGAGAATTATGACTTTATCAACTCAATTAAAAGAAGGTACTAAAAAATCACATAATGCGGCAGAGAATACTAAATTTGTTGCTGGTTTCCTCAGAGGAGTACTAAACCCAGAAGAGTACCGTAAACTAATTACGGACTTTTATTATGTCTATGACACAATGGAGCAGAGGATACAAGAAACTAAGGATCCTCTAGCAAGAGTACTTCAACAGTGGAATGTAAAACTATTCCGTACAGCTTTTCTACAAAGAGATCTTAGGTATTATTATGGTCCTATGTTTAGGGAGAATATGATACCATCAGAAGCATGTAATAATTATTGCCATAGAATTAATGAAATAGCAGAGAAATGGCCACACCTTCTTATAGCACATCATTATACTAGGTACATTGGTGATTTATCAGGTGGTCAAATCCTTAAGGGTATTGCTCAGAAGGCGTTAAATCCCCCTGAAGGAGAGGGATTACACTTTTACGACTTTCCTTACATAGATGATGCAAAGGCGTTTAAAACCGATTATAAAGCAGTTCTAGACGGTCTGGAAATTAATCAAAATCAGATTGATGCAATAATTATTGAAGCAAATTACGCATTTAAACTTAACATGTATATGTTTGATGAACTTCAAGGAGATGCGAAAAAAGGACTACTTAAAGTTCTTTGGGGAGCGATTACTGGAAAATGAAAGGGAATATAGCTAATTTATATCCAACTCCAATATATTGGGTGGAGAAGTTGGATAATTTTGATCAAATTCAGAATGAAATTGATGAAGCCGTAAAAAGCGTTGAATTTGAAATGAAAGGAGATTGGGGTGCAACTCATTATCTTTCAGATCCTACTTTCAAAGAGAATTTTATCATTTCAAACAGTTTAGATCATTTGAAAGATCAAATTGTATATCATTTAAATCATTATATGAAAAGTATTCAATTTCCTCATACTAATGGATATATTGGAAGTTCATGGATTTCCTTATTCAAAAAAGGAAATTATGGGCATTGCCATCATCATGGTACTACTGATGTGTCTGGAGTATACTATTATAAAACTGATGGATCTGATGGCAGCATATATTTTGAAAATCCTACTCCTGCTATGACCTCATCATTTTGTTACAAAGCTTTGTGTGAAAGAGAACAAATAGTTCCTAGTGAAGGTATGCTTGCTTTATTTCCTGGTTGGTTGATGCATGGTATAACGACAAATCAGACAAATCATGATAGAATGAGTTTATCATTTAACATAGTGTTTGATAGAAACGAGAGTAATTATTAATTATGAAATTTCAAGCATACGATCATGGGTTTCCATTCATCATTGTAGATGACTATTTTGATGAAGAAGAGTTCAAATTATTATGGAATGAGGTTGATAATCTGTATAAAGAGGACATTTTCTTGGATCCAGTCGACTCTTATAGTGCTTATGATGCGAATGGATTCCTAAAAAACAATAAATGCATCCATTTAGACGAATATTATGCTAAAAAACGACAAAAAAGCGATATTTTACACATAAATCGCAAAATTTTTCAGGAAAACCTCTTAGAAAGGTCAGAAAATTGGTTTTTTAAGAATTTTATCAAAACTTGCGACTATGATTCCACATTATTATCATATTACGAAGGTGACAATTATTATAGAGCACATTCAGATGCAGCAATGGTTACTGGACTATATTGGTTCTATAAAGAGCCTAAAGAGTTTCGTGGAGGGGAGTTTTTATTCCCTGATTATAAGATTGATATTGAAGTAGCTAACAATAGACTGTTATTGTTCCCATCATTCATTAAACATCAGGTTATGGAAGTATACTTAGATCCAAAATTTACAGATCAAAATATGGGTAGATGGTGTATGACACAATTTTTAGATTCTAAGTCAATGTGCGACATAGAATCATCAAAAGAGAGAAATGATATAGAAAAAATGCGAGTGAGAAAGGAGCAAATAGATGAAGATGTAAAAAGTGTTCTCTTTAATAGATAAATAATAAGGACAATTACGTCTTTATTGATGAGCGAACCCATTATATTCAAAAGTATTGTACCAAGAGGTAGTTCTGAAGGTCCTACTGAAGATGAAATGGATGCAGCTTATAATAAAGTATATGGAAAGGGTGTAGCAAATAGACCTGTTGATATGTCTGAAGAATTTCGTAAGAATGGTTGGGAGCACTGTAAATATCTAATTACAGACCCAAGGAGTGATCAATATCTTAAAAATAGGGAAGGTGAATAGTGGCATTAAAACCAATAACAGGAGCAGATTTAACTAAAGGTAAATCCAGGCGGTTTGCTGATATTAATATTGCATTTTCTAAAAATAGGTTTACTGATGATTGTTCAAAGGTATCAAATGAAAATTCAATTAAACAATCTATCAAAAATCTAGTCTTAACTAGACCAGGAGAAAAATTATTTAGAAGTAATGTTGGTTGTGGAATATATCAAAGACTTTTTGAACAGTTGGATGCATTCTCAGTCGATTCAATACAAAGTGACATCATAAATACCATTAATCAGTATGAAAGTCGAGTACAATTATTATCTTGTAATTTAACTCCATATTATAGTTCAGGTAAAGTATCAGTATCCGTTAGATATAAGGTTGTTGGCTTACCTATTGTGGAATCTATAGCATTCGTATTACAGAGACCTACTTAAAATGCAACCGAATAAGTTAACAGCATTAGACTTTGAAGATATCAAAGCTTCTATAAATTCATATTTGAGGACTAGAGATGAGTTCACAGATTATGATTTTAATGGATCTACACTATCATATCTTGTTGATGTTTTAGCGTATAATAGTTATTATTCAGCATTTATGTCTAATATGGCAATGAATGAGGTATTTTTACCATCAGCTACAATTAGAGATAATGTTGTTAATATTGCTAAACTACTAAATTATGTTCCTAGATCAATTACATGTTCTAAAGCAGCAGTAAAATTAGAAGTACAAACAGAGCAGACTAATCAGGCATATCCTAGTTCAGTTACTTTGAAAAAGGGTCCAGTTGCAAGAGGTAGTAATTATATTTGGAATACTTTACAAGATATTACTGCAGAAGTTGATACTGTAACTGGTAAAGCAATTTTTAATTGTGTTACTATCAATGAAGGATCTGTAATTAATTTTTCATATACTGTTAATACTTTCCAGACTCAAGAATATAAAATTCCTTCAGAAGACGCTGATATAGAGACTTTAAAGGTTACAGTTAAAGCAAACGAATCTTCTACCACTTCAGACCTCTATAACGCTGTAGAAACTGTTACCAATCTAACTGGTAATACACGTAGTTATTTCATCTCTGAAGGTGAAGATATGAGGTATCGAGTGAGATTTGGTGATGATAGTATTGGTAGAAAATTAAAAGATGGTGAAGTTATTAATTTTGAGTATTTGACCTGTTCTGGGAAAGAAGCAAATGAAGTGACGGGTTTTGGTTATATTGGAAGTATGGAAGATAGTAATAATATAACAATTTCTAACTCTAATATTATTCTTTCTACTGAAGAACGTTCTCAAATGGGTGATAATCCAGAATCAGTAGAATCTATTAAGTATATGGCTCCAAGATTCTATGCTTCTCAATATAGAGCAGTAACAGCACAGGATTACTCTGTTATTACTAAAAATCTTTATTCTAATGCTGAGTCTGTTGTTGCTTATGGTGGAGATTCTTTAACACCTCCAATATACGGTAAAGTATACGTTGCTGTTAAAACTAAGACTGGATCTCTTTTGAATGACCAGTCTAAGAAAGATTTGCAGAAAAAATTAAGATCATACTCAATGGCATCTATAGATCCTGTTGTTATTGATCCAGATGAGCTTTATATCTATCCTAAAGTCTTTGTTCTTTATGATACTGGTGTAACAAGCAATACATCTGATATTAAGACTAATATTCAAAATGCTATTAATGATTGGGCTACACAAACTCAAATTAATAACTTTAACTCTACATTTAGAAACCAACAGTTCCAAAAAGCAATTGCTTTAGCAGATAAGGCAGTTAGTGACGTTTCTGTTCAAACCTCTCTTTTAAAGTATATTAGAGCTGATGCAGACCAGACAAATACTTATTGTATTTCTACTGGTGGTGCTCTTTATAATAGTGCTCCTAGTAATACAGATGGGGCATGTAATAAAGAACCAGTTATACTTTCTGGAAACTTTAGGACTGCTGATAGACCAGGTATTGATCAATTATTTGAAGATGATGGATTTGGTAAACTAAAAACATACTATAATACTGGAAATAAGAAGGTTTATACTAATAATTCTGCTGGTAGTATCAATTATGATACTGGAGAAATATGCATAGGTCCTATTAATATTGTTGGTGCAGGTGATGATGTTCCTGATAGCACAAATCTAGATTTAACTGATCCTGTAACAGGATCAGGTACTGTTATTGATCCTACTAAATTACCTACTACTTTGAAACTTCCAGTACTCTTTATTCCAGGTAATAATACAACGATTCCAGCGTCTACACCTGGTACTATTATCAATGTAGTTAATCCAGAAGTGACGGTAATGCCAATTGGAACTATTCCACCTACCACTATACCTCTAAATAGTTTGACACCACAAACATTTAACCAAACACCAAGTTTGGTTGAGGTAACTCCGATTACTAATACAGGTGATCCAAACAGCTCGACTTGTTTCTAAAATTAGATGTCAAATACGAATAAGGTCTCTCAGTCAGTTAAATCATTAACTCCTGATTTTGTTGAACAGGATTATCCACTGTTTAATAAATTTATTGAGTACTATTATAGATCTCAGGAAAAAACTGGTCTAGGACAGAATATAGTTAATAATTTCTTACAATATCTGGATATTGATAAACTGGATGTTGGGATTCTTGATGGTACGACAAAGATTGTAGAGCCAATAACTGCCACTGATGATAAGATAATTGTAGAGTCTGTTGATGATTTTTTAGAGAAGAATGGTTCATTATTAATTGGCGACGAAGTAATATATTACGAGAAAACAACTCCTTCACCTAACATTGCGTTAAGTCCAGGTATTTCATATGAGCAGGTTCAGTTAAAATGGACTGGTCTTGCAAGTCCATTATCACTTTTTGATGGTTCTAAGCAGAGATTTCCGTTAACATCACAGGATAATCCTATTGCTCCACCATCTGCACAGCATCTAATTGTTAAAGTATATGGTGAATTACAAGTACCTGTTTTGGATTTTGCTGTAGATGGTACTGATATTGTCTTTACTGAGCCTCCTAGAGCAAAATTGGATGCTGATGACACATCTTCCACTACTATAACATACATGAGTGGTTTTGTTGAGAGTCCTATAGTACAAATTGATAATATATCCAATAGTTTTGGTGATGATAAGAGACAATTCACTATTACTAGGAATAATGAGAGATATGAACCAGTTATTGACGAATACGTTTATGCAATATATGATAATCAACTTTTAATCCCAAAAGAAGAATTTTATATTGATCATGATCAATTTATATTTAAAAATCCACCTTTAAATGGTAGATATTTGGAATTATTTGCTGTTGAAGCACCAATTCCTTCTTTTGGTTCTGATGCTGTAGGATATGCTCGTATTGATGATGATGGAAGCCTTACAGGAATTTCTACAAGTGTTAATGGTGATAACTATCGATATGAGTATCCACCAAAAGTATCTGTCAATAGTTTAACTGGTAGTGGTGCTTCTGCAACAGCACTTGTTAACGGTGTTAAGGAAGTACAATTATTGGATGGTGGTAAGGGATATAGTGATACAAACCCACCAACTGTTGTTGTTCAAGATCCAACAAAACCTGGTGCAAAAACTTCAGAAATTAAGGCAACAGTTACTAATGGACAGGTTAGTAATTTAGAAATACTTAATTCTGGTAATGGTTATACCTTTACACCCAGATTGACTTTCCAACAGCCTGGTGGTGCAAAAATTGGAGTTCCATACATTGTTGGTGGTTCTATTAGTGGAACTGTCGAAGTTTTAAATAAGGGATTTGGATATACAACAGTTCCTGAAATTTATGTTGATGAACCAACAGGTGAAGATGGTATCAAGGCTTCATTACAAGCAGTATTAGTAGATGGTCAAGTTCAAAGTATTAATGTTTTAAATTCTGGTCAGGGATATGAATCTGTACCTAGAGTGATGATTAAGGATCCTGTAGGTGCTCAAGTATTAGAAACAAGGGTTGATGGTGACGGAAGAGTTGTTTCTATTGAACTTTTAAGTGGTGGTAGTGGATATGATGATGTTCCTTCTGTATACATCTTAGATGATAGAACAGATGGGACTGGAGCATATGCTGGTGGTACTGGAGCTACTGCAGTAGCATCAATATTCAATGGTAGAATAATTGATATTAATATTGTTAATTTTGGTAGAGACTATAGTGCTGCTAAACCTCCAACAATATTCATTCAAGATCCACCATCTGCAGAAGCATCTGCAACTGTGGGATTAAACCAAGTTACTGGATTTATTGTAAATCAGAATGGTAGTAAATATACAAAAGCACAATTTGAAGGTTGTGCTAGAGCAGCAAGTGGTATTACTGCATATACTGAAGATGGTAACGCAGTTTTCACGAATAACACTACTGCAACATCTGCAGAGGTTGATACTGCAGTAAAATGCTTGGATCAACTCTTTGTTAAGAGACTTCTTGACAAATATACAGAACAATTCCTTCCAGATGTTCCAAGTCTAGATTATACAAAGATTGATGTAAGAAATGCTATAAAATCAATTAAAGATTTTTATTCATCTAAGGGTACATCTTTTAGTATTGCGTATCTCTTTAAGTTATTATATGGTGAAACTGTAAGTATTTCTTATCCAAAAGATCAAATTATTAAGCCATCTAACGCTACTTGGTCTATTGATACTATTCTTCGTGCATCTTTGGAGAGTGGTGATCCTGTTAATATTAAGGATGGTCTTATAACTCAAGAAGCTGATATTGCTGATCCTAATGTTCAAAATGCAAGTGCACTTGTAGAAAACTTTATATCAATTAAAACCTCCGAATTAGAGATTTTTGAACTTGTATTATCAGAAGAGACTATTACAGGAACGTTTACAGTACCATATAAAACAAGATTGGGTGAGCCTTTATCTACAACTGATAGTATTATTACAGTTGACTCCACTATTGGTTGGCCAGAAAGAAACGGTGAATTTGTTATTGGTGGTACTGAAGTTGTACAATATAAGGAGAAATCATTAAACCAGTTTATTGAATGTACTCGTTCTGTTAATGGTATAGTTGAAGATTGGGATTCTGCTACTGAAGTAAAGTCTAATTTTAGAATTTATATCAATAAGGGTACTCTTCAAGAAGTTGTAATGAATATTGTTGGTATTGTTGATGCTCAACAAACAACTTTAACAGATACTGGATCTTACTATCTTCCTGGTGATAAATTAACAGTTTCTAAGTTAGGTGGTACTGGTGTTAATCCAGATTTAACAACTTGGTTATATAACGTCAAAAAACTAATTGAGGTTACAAGTATCACTTATGGTGGTGTTAACAATCAATCTGCTACTGTAACTTGTGCTAACCCTCATGGACTATTGGTTGGAGATCAAGTCACAATATATGGTGCTAACCCAATCATCTATAACGGATCTTCTCTTGTAACATCTAGAGATGGTGAGTATATTTTCCAATATAATTTACCACAACCTGCTACAGTTGAACCACAAGGTAATATTTTAGTATCTATTGACCTTAATAAAGGTAAGTCACTTAACACTGCTATCTTTAATGCTATTAGCCCCTATACTACAAACGTACAAAACTCATTTTTTAATGATCAATACGTTTATGTTGCTGCTACAGGTATTCCAAACTATGAAATTGGTCCTTTCCCAGGATCTGCACTTCTTCCAGGCAACCAGCGTAAATTAAACAGGTTCCCTAAAGTTGCACAAACAATTTCAACTAAAGACCTTATTAATCCTGGTCCTATTGGTACATGGGTTAATGGTGTCTCTGTATGGTCTTATAAGTCAGATTTAAGCAAGACATTTGGTGCTGTAACTGGTATTAATATATTAAACTCTGGTAAAGACTATGATGCTGCTTCTCCTCCAGCAATTACCGTATCTGGTGGTGGAGGTACTGGAGCAACAGCAGCAGTAACTGTTGATGGTTCTATTAATGAAATTACAGTTACAAATGGTGGTTCTGGTTATACAACCTCACCATTGGTCTCTATAGTCGGTGGTGATGGGTCTGGAGCTGCTGCTACGGCAATTATTACTAAAGGTGAAGTTTCACGTATTCTAATCAATACTGGAGGTACTGGATATACTTCACAACCTTCTATTACTATTGTTGGTGGTGAAGGTACTGGAGCACAAGGTACAGCTTCTGTACGTGGTCCTATTAAATCAATTGATGTTACTGATGGTGGTAATTCTTATACTTCAAAACCTACCATATCATTAAGTTCTGGTAGTGGTGCTGTTGCACAGGCTATCGTTAATAATGGAAGAATTATATCTATTGCTATAATTTCTGCTGGTCAAGGTTATACTACTGCACCTGAAATTACCATTCAAGGTGATGGTTTCGGTGCTATTGCAAGAGCAACAATTGATGTTGATGGTGAAAATGCTGGTAGGGTAACTGGAATTGAGATTGTTAACAGAGGTATTAACTATCTTCAAGGTACTACAGTTATTAATCTAACTTCTGTTGGTCAAGATGCTTTATTTGAGTCAGATGTATTTGAATGGACTTATAATTTAGAATCCACTTCTATATTTGATGATGCAAGAGGTGGTGTATATACTGGTTATAATAATGAGTATGGTGGTGAATATGCTCATTTATCCAATCCTCAGAGAATGAGGTATATTTTAGGTGATAACCTTTATAAAGATGCTTATGGCAAAACTTTAGAAAAAGAAGATCAGTTGGGACACTCTCCTATTATTGGTTGGGCATTTGATGGTAATCCAATTTATGGTCCTTATGGTTATACTGATCCAACTGACCAAGGATCTGCTGTAATTAGACTTAACACTTCGTTTAGATTACAAGAGAGTCTTGTATTTGATTCAACAACCAATCCATATCCTGTAAGAAGTGATGGACCTCTTCTTACAGATGTAGATTCAGATGGTGATTATCTATATCCTGCAGGTAAATTTGTTGAAGATTATGAATATGTCTTTGGATTAGGAGATCTAGACCAATATAATGGTCGTTTTTGTAAGACTCCAGATTATCCAGAGGGTAGATATTGTTATTTTGTAACTATTGATGCTACAGAAGATGGTAATGCATTATTCCCATATGTTATTGGACCAAGTTACAACTCAGTTGTTGATACTTGGAACCTTTCAACTAGTGCGGTACAACAAAATATTCCTTCTGGTGTTGTAAGATATAGGGATCCTTACGAAAATGTTGATATTGATGTATCAAGAACACCAAATGCTTCTACTTCTGCATTAACCACTGAAGATGGTAATGTCTTAATGTTTGAGGTTGAGGATGTTAACCGTGATGGTATTATTACTGCTGATGAGACTGCAGATCCTGCTCAGATGTATGAAGAGTCACCTCTACAGTTATTTGATTATTTCCCTAAAGTTAAGTTTGACTCTAAAGTTGATATTGAAGTTGAGACTATAACCAAATTTGAAGATGCTTCTGTAACTGGATTTACTATTGAAAACCCAGGAAAGAACTATCAGGTTGATGATATACTTACATTTGATAATTCAGGTACTGACGGAGCTGGTGTTTCTGCCCGTATTTCTAGAATTAAGGGTGAATCTGTAGATTCTTATAGTTTTGAGAACGTTAATGGATTGAATTACGGTGTTTTAGATACTAATGTTCCACATAATTTGGTTACTGGTGATGAAGTATTTGTAGATTATACTCCTATAATGAATAATACGAACAAATCTTTTAAAGTTCGTCAAATTAAGGGTATAGAATCTATTGTAATTGATCAGGCTGGTTCTGGATATGATGAGGAGATTCCACCAACAATTATTATTGATGGTGATGGTACTGCTGGTAAATTAGAAGCAGTAGTTAGTTCTGTTGGATCTATTGATACAGTTAATATTATCAATTCTGGATCAAATTATACTACAAGTCCTCGTGTTATATTAAGTCATCCACAAATTTTTAAGAAGGCAGATTATTATGTAACAACGATATCAAATAACAATTATGTTTGTGTTAATGATGTCTATGTTAATGATGAAAAAGAGACATTCTATTGTGGTAAAACAAAAGATACTACTGGAAATACCGTTGCATTTATATCCAAGTATTCTGCTCTAGGTGTTAAAGAGTGGGAAAGAACTCTAGAAAGTACAGATGGTCAATTCTATACAGAATTCCAGAAATTATATGTTAATAAAAATGCATATACGAATGATGAAATTTGGGTTGTAGGTAATAATAGACCTAATGCAAACATGTTGGATGTTTATAATCCAGATATTATCTTATGTAAGTATACTCAATCTATAGATGGATTGGATGCTACTTTAGATTTCCAAAAAGGATATGCTGGTATATCTGGTGCTAATCGTGCAGATTATGTTACTTGTATTGAGAAATATTCAGATATTCGTTATGTTATTGGTGGATATACAAATACAAACTCATTAAATCCTGATGATGCCTTTATAGCATCTATTGATACTACAGGTAATTTTGCTGTTAAGAGAAAGATTGCATCTGGAACTTTATCTGAAAGATTAACAGATATGTTAATCATTGGTGATAGTGTATATTTCACTATGGAAACTGCTTCTGGTCCTGACTCTAAAGATATTAACTTAGCTTTTGGTAAGGCTACTATTGGTATTAATGCAATATCAATAGATTGGATAAAGGAATTAAGTAATACAGTTTATTCCTTCTTAAACACTAGCTTAACTATAGACGAATTTAATGAGTTTTATATTACTGCAACTTGCAGACTTAAGTCTGATGATACTACTAAAGATAGTTTCTGGGTAGGTAAATTAAATTCAGAAGGTAATATAATTTGGAATTATCGTTATCTTGCTACTGGTAGAGAATTAACTTTAGTTGATAATGCTGTTATTGATATATTTGGTGATCTTAACGTTGCATACACAAAAGATGATCAAGTTACTAGAAAAACAACTGTAGGAACTGTTAAGATTGGTTATGACGGTACTATGAAGAAGCATAGTACAAATGAATTTAATAAGAATCAAATTGAAGGTATTACCGTAAATGCGATGGATGTGGATGTATCTGGTGATGTATATGTTTATGGTCAAACTCAATGGAATAGAAATGAGTTTATTTTAGATTTTGATGATGGTGGAGCTCCTCTTACTGATCTCTCTGCTCATTATACTATTACAGATCAAAGTGCTAATAATTCTATACGATATGTGAGTGGTGTAGCAAAGATTGATGGATGTAATGTACCAGCTAATACTCAAACTACTTGGGAAAATGGTCATATTAAAGCATCTTCTTCTGAATTAGGTACTACATTGGATGGTGACTTTACCATTCAGATGATGGTATACATTGATGGAGATTCTGGTCTTCCATTTAGTTTAAGTCAAAACTTAATGACTTTATGTCAGATTGGTAGTTCTCAGGATGCTACTGGTGGTCTTTGGTTAGGATTTGGTACAGGTCGTGGTTTAGATTTAACAATTGCTAATAGTTCAACTCAAATTGTTAATGCTTCTGCTATTTCAAGTGCCTCTTCTGTAATGCTTAATAATACTTGGATTTCAGTTGCAATAACTAAGGCTGGAAATCTATTCTCATCATATGTTAATGGTGTTCTAGTAGCTAGTGGAACTATATCAAATACAACATTTGCTGGTAAGGATCTATACTTTGGTGTTGGACCTGGATTTGGTGCTGGTGTTAACGATTTTGATAAGGATACACAAGGACAATTCTTCCTTGATGATATTAAATTAAAGAATAGGGCAGTAACTCCAACTTCACCATCTGATATTAATGGACTTCCACAAGCATCTCAATTTGGTTTTGGATATGCTTGGACAGATACTGCTTGGTTTGCTGCTCAAATAAGAAGATATGAGTATGATGATTATATTGGTTTTGGTTTAAAGATTGATAAGAATGCTGATTCAGATCGTTTAGGTGATCAAGGATTACAAACAAATACTCAGATTGGATTTGCAAGAACTAATATTGATGTTGTTTCTGGATCACAGTTAACTATTGGTAGTACTGGTTTTGAATTAGCAGAAGCAGGTTTCCAATCATTAGACTTTGATGATGCTACAACAACTATGTCTCAGGACACAGAGACACTAACTTATGCTGCTGATGTTTGGAGTGCTAGAACTTCAACTGTTCCTTCTCCAGGATCTCAAAAGTTAAGGGTATCTGCTGTTGTTAAAGATAGGTACTACATTAAACCTACATCAACAACTGTCATTAATAATATACAAGAACTTACGTTAAATCAGTCATTTGATTTTACAGTTGGTTCTAAATTAGTACTTCAAAATGCTAACGGTACGTTTATTAATAGTGGTTATATTATTAAAAAGGATAATTCTGTTAATAAAATATATCTTGCTATTATTCACAATCCTTGGACTGATGATTTGGATAATGGTGAATTAATTACACAACAATTCAGTGAGCAAAATAGTTATGGTATTATTGGTCCTCTTCCAAATGATATCAATGAAATTAAAAATTATGTATTTACTGAGATTAATAACACAACTCCAGGAACATTTGATATAGATCTTGCTACTTTTGATGCACCTTCAGATATTGGTGGAACTAATAATTTAGATGATTTTGCAAAATTAAAGTCATTTGATGTAAATGATTATTCAATTAGAATAGATGAGGTTTCAGGTGGATCGACATATATTCCTGGATCTGTTGTTGATATCACATCCAGTGATATAACATTTAATGCTGCTTATAGTACTTGTCAAATTACTAACTTGGCTGGTGTTCTTAAGATTACTTTAACATCAAATCTAACAAAGATTGTTCAAGTTAGTGCTGTTGCCAATACTGATGAAGTATACGTTATTACTTCCACAAGTCATTACTTAAGTAATGGTGAGATGGTTTATATCGATGGTAATCCAGCACAAGAATCTGGTGGCACTACTTACGATGAATATGATGGTGCTTTCCCAGTTGATAGTGTTATCAGTCCATTAGAATTTACATACAAGTTAAATCAAGCTGCTGTAACTTCACCTTCTACATCAGCAGGTAGTGTTAGTGTATATGTTAAGTCTCCTGTTCTAAAAATGTATTATGGTCACCAGTATTTGTTTGACCTAAGTCATTCTTCAATGGTTGGTGGAAACTTATCCTTTGCTAAGGATAATCTTTATAAGTTGGAATATTCATTCAACTCTATTGAAAGAATTGGTACTCCTGGTATAACTGGTCAAGGACAACCTACACCTACAGTTAAGGTGAAGATTGATGAGGATATTGTTACTAATATCTCATATTATTTCGATCCATCTAGAACTGGGGCCGATTCTCCTGTAATTGATGGTAGTTATCTAGATGTTACAGATTCTCCTTATAAGGGCATCTTTACTATTTCAAGTACTGCTGGTGCAACTATTACTGAAGGTGCAGATATATTTAAGTTCCTTCTTGCTAATGAACCAGAAGGAAATGCAAATGTCAGTCAAACATCTTATAGCACAAGTTCTCTGAAAGCAGTTGGTGCTATTGCAGATGTTCGTATAGTTAATGCTGGTGGATTCTACACTAAATTACCTATTGTTACAGATATTCAATCAACAAGAAATATTGAAAGGGTTCAAATTAATGAACCAGGTACTGAATATGCTATTGGTGTTTATAACTCTGTTCCTATACAAGGTGATGGAGAAGGTGGTTTAGTTAGTATTCTAGTTAATGATGGAAGTGATGATGATGGTATTACAATTCCTGGTCAAATACAAGAGGTAGTTGTTACTTCTCCAGGTAAGGCATATACTACTGCTTATGTTGATATCGAAGGAATTCCAGGTATTCTTGGACCAGGGTTACAAGGATCTGGTGCAGTATTGACTGTTGTTATTCCTCCTTTTGGTACTGAAGCATCTATCTTCACTAGAGGGGATAAGGTTGGTAAGATTAAGAAACTTAAGAATAATAACTTTGGTTATGATTATCCTCATGACTATACTTTACGTCCTGAGATTACATTCCCAATAAATGCTCAATTAACTTCTACAAGTATTCTTGAAAGTATTACAGTAACCAATCCAGGTTCTGGATATTCATTAGCACCTGCTGTAATAGTTCAAGGTGGTGGTGGATTTGGTGCTCAGGCAGAAGCATCTATTAAGAATGGTAGATTAGATAACATTGTTGTTAAAGATCCTGGTGCTGGATATTCTTCCACACCACAAGTTAGTTTAAGATCTTCTTTCAACTATGTTGTTAACTTAGACTTAGGTTTATTACAATTTGCTTATCCTCATGGAATACCTAATGGTGCTGAACTTTCATTGGCAGTGACTGACACTGGAGATGGGGCTGATTTCCCACTATCTGCTGGTGCTACTGGTCGTCTTAATGGAGTTACTACTTACTATGCTATTTCTGGTTCAGCAAATTCACTAGAAGATGATCAATTAAAAATTGCTATCACTGAGGCTAACGCAGAACTTGGTGATGGTCTTACATTTGTCAATGCTGGTGATGGTCGTCAAAGTGTATTAACTGAATCTTTTGGTGGTGCTGCTGAAGCTAATGTTATTACATCTACTTTCTTAGAAGGTGAATTAGTTTATCAAGGAGAATCTTTAGATATTGCTACTGCGACTGGATATGTTTCTACAAACTCTGGTTGGCAAGTTGGACCTAGAATTCTTAAGATTGTTAATCACGATGGTGTATTTTCAGAAAATGAGAGAATAACTGGTGTTATTTCTAAGTCTTCTGGTATCATTAGTGATCTTAAAGTTGCTCGTGGTGTTCTAGACATTGGTTCTATTACTAAAACGACTGGTCAATTCATTGATGATGTTGGTAAGCCATCTGAAATTATTCAGAAGATCCAAGACTCTTACTACTATCAGGACTTCTCTTATGCTGTTAAGTCTGCTGTTTCTATTAGTGAGTGGAAAGAGATTCTAATTAGAAACGTTCACCCTGCATCATTTAAGGTGTTTGGTGAGTTGAACTTGAATGAATATGGTCAAATTCCTAATAAGGAGACATTCTTCCAGTTAACTAAATCAGTTGAACTTGCTCAAGAAGCAGTTGTACCTAATATTCAGAGTTTTGCTCTAGTTGAACCAATCTACTCTGAGTTTAATAATACAGAAGTACTATTCAGACAGAAGAGATTAACATCTTCTGAGAACATTTTGACTTCTGTTGTTCAACGTGTTGATAATATTGATCATTTATTTGATGGTGAGAGAATAGCATTCCCATTAACAGTTGAGGGTGGAACTGTTGTTGCTAACGCAAACCAGTTAATGATCGTTCTTAATGGTGTTGTACAGAATCCAAATACATCATTCCAAATACAAGGTGATTCTATAGTATTCTCTGAGCCACCTTCACCACCTGCTAGTGTTAAATATGCTAATCTTACTATTAGTCAGATCCAAACTTATAATTTAACATGGAATAATCAGAGTGGTATCTATCCTCTTATTGGTAATAGTCTTATTGGTACTAGTTCACAGGCTAGATTGATTGTAACTTCAGTTACTGGAGATGTTATTAGTGGATATATGGATGAAGGTACATTCATTCTTGGTGAATTATGTACAGTCTCTGCAACAGGATTCTCTGGTAATTTAGTTGATATTACAGCCGTTTCTAATATTGGATTGTATACTTATGGAGAAACAGTTACTAACCTTCAAGGTGATACTGCTAAAGTCGAACAAATTAACTTAGAAACTGGTGCAGAAAGTCCAGTTTGTGATTTACGTTATGCTATTGGACCTTCTACTACTGAATTTGAAGTAGTTCCTGTCGATAGTACTGGACCACTTCCTGCTGGAACAATAGATGTAGTAGAGAATGATGGATTCAGAATCGGTTCTGAAATTATGGAAGTACTCACAGTTGTTGATGGATCCGAATCTACAACAATAACCGTAGTTAGGGGTGTATTAGGAACTCAGGCAACTGCCCAACAAGAGGGTTCTCCAATGTATAGTACTGATATTAATGTTACTGAGGCTCTTACATTAAGTAAGACTGCTGGTACATATCAGTCTACACCAGGTCTTTATAATATTCAATTGAATGATGTTATTATTGGTGCTAAATCTGGCACTGTATCTAGAATTACGACTGCTAGTGTGTATCAAGATCCTGTTACTGGAGAGTTTATTGGTCAGGTTGATATTTCTCCTGGATCTTCATTCTTTGGACTACTATTCAACAGAATTACATCTACATCTTATCCAAACGTAGTTATAGATGATATTTCTAAGTCTCAAATTAGTATTGTTGATTTTGATGATAATGCAACTGCATACAACACTAACTTCCCATCAAACGAGATAGTTAGTAACTATATTATTCCTTACTCTAATGAAGTAGGAACATTGCAGATTGGAGAAGATATTCGTAACTATAAGATAGAGTATGGTAATAATACTGGAGAATTTACTGCTGGAGAAGATGGTAGGGTTAGAAAGATTTCAATGTATGATAAGGAAGGTGATGGATTCTTCAATGCAGGTCAAATAATTAGAACTCGTGATACTAAAGCTGAAGTTATTGGATATAACCAAGCACGTGGAATTGTATACTTAGGTAAGATTGGTAGAAGTCTTCAAGATGGTCAAGATTACTATGAGTTTGATTTTGCTAATGATGCTGTAATTTCTAGTACTCATAAGAAATTTGGATCTACTTCATTATCATTAGATGGTGCTGGAGATTATATTAGTGTTGCATCTACAAGTGAAATTGCTTTTGGTACAGGTGAGTATACTATTGAATTCTGGTGCAGACCAGATACTGCTGCATTAGCAGGTCTTGCTGAAATTTATGACACTAGAACATCTGATCCTGAAATTTCTGGAAGGATTTACTTAAATGGTGCTCAGATTCGTTATAATGTTAATGGTTCTGATATCGTAACTTCTGGTGCTACTGTTATTCCAACCAACAATACTTGGTATCACATCGCTGTAAGTAGAACTGGAACAACAGTTAAGTTATTCCTTGATGGAGTTGAAGTAGGATCTGCCACAGATAGTAGTACATATGTTGCTAGACCGATTAGAATTGGAGCTACTTATTCAGCAACTAATGCATTTGCTGGATATATTGATGAGTTTAGAATTTCTAGTGTAGCAAGATATACTGGGGCATTTAATGCTCCTGCAGGTATTCATCAAGGTGATGTTGATACTAAGGTATTATTACACTTTGACAGTGCTGCTGGAGATAAATTTGTTGATGATTGGTCTGGTGGAGAATCATTTAGTAATGCAGAATACTTTAATAATGATCCTATTGTGGCTTCTAGACGTTATATTGGCGATCATACTTATGTTGGTGGTACTGTATCTGGTGCTGTTATTATCCAGCAAGGTATAGTACCAAAGGATGTAACTGATGCTACCTATAATGGATTGACTGGAGACTTGGTATTGACCATAGGATCTCATAGTTATACAACATCAAATACTGTTAAGATTGCTCACAATTCATTAACATTTACTTGTGATATGGATAGTAATGCTACTCAGCATACTTATCCACGTGTAACTGACCCTGTATATGATACTGCAATTGCAATTACTGCAGTAACTGCTACTACAATTACAGTTAATGTTGGTGTAGCAATTCAACAAGGATTTGCTAAGAATAGTCACAGATATAATAATGCTGGTCAATTAATTCTTAAGAACTTAGAATTTATTGCTAAAGAAGTTGTATACATGATTAATCATAGATTCCCTAACTTTACTGTTATTGGAGGAGATGCTAATTGTGAAGATGATGTTAAAGATATCTGTAGATCAATTGTAGCAGATATGCGTAATGGTGGTAATGATAAAACTTGGCTTGCTACTTCATACTATATCGATAGAACTGACACAGCGAATGTAAAACTACTTAATATTGAGACAGAGGTTAGAGAAACTATCTGGGCTTATAATAAACTTGATCTAATGTTAGAGTTTATTGTTACTAACAGTGAGTGGAAACCAGTTGGTGATCATGGATTAAAACAATACACTGACACATCTATTACTGATTCTTCCACAACTTCATTCACTTATAAGACACCTACTGGTGCAACTTATGATGCAGACACTGGAAATTTAACAATGACTGATGTAGGTCATGGATTAGTTGGTAGAAGATCAGTAACAGTACAAAATGGTACAACATATAATGCTGAGACTGGAATCCTTTCTGTAACATCTGCAAGTCATTTATTCCAGAATGGTGATAAGGTAATGCTTGAAAAAGAGTCATTGACCTTTACTTGCGATATGGATGGTCATAAGACTGAGCATAAGTATCCAAGAGCATCAGATCCAGCACTTGCTGGTTGGTTAACTGTTAGCAATTCACAAACAAATACTTTTGATCTTGATGTTGGTAAATCACCTCTATTAGTCTTTAATCCTACTGGTGGATCTTATGATGCATCTACTGGTCATATGAAGTTGCAAATAGGTAATAATATATTAACTCCAGGAACTAATATTAAGGTTGCACCTAATTCAATTTACTTCAGATGTACAAGTGATGGATTACAGGCTGTTAAGAAATATCCTAGAACTACAGATCCAATTGCAGGTAAGCCAACTCCAATTGCATATGATGGTGAACAACTAAGTGCATCATTTGCTAACTATACACCTACAACAGGTGTAATGAAGATTACTGCTGGTAAGACATTTACTCCTCTTGATGCAACATATAATGCTGTTAATGGAATGATGAATTTGACCATCCCTGATCATGGAATGGTTGCTGGTGATACTGTGAGATTGGAAGATGGTGCTATAACATTCACATGTGGTATGGATGATCATTATAGTACTCATGCATATCCTAGAACTACTGATCCTAAGAGAGGACTTCAGTTATCTATTACTAATGTTCAGACTCATTCATTCTCAGTTAATGTTGGTATCTCACCTAAAGTTCAGTTAACACCTAATAATGGTATTTACAATCCAACAACAGGTATGATGACGTTGGAATTTAATACTGCTCATGGATTAACTGCTGGTACAAGTATCAAGATTGCAAAAGAATCATTGACATTTAGTTGTGGATTTGGTGGTGCTAGTGGCGATGCTGCTAAGAAGTCTTATCCAAGATCAACTGACCCATTCTATGATACTGCAGTAAAGATTGAATCAGCAACTACTAATGCTATTACTATTAAGATTCTAGAGAACGTTCCTTCAACTAACACTGATACTCATACTTGGGTTGGTGCTACAACTGGATGTATACACACTGGTGGTGATTATGAGCATATCTTCTATAGTGCTCTTACTAATGGTGTTGTTGCTAATAAGCATGGACTTATTAACGGAGATAGAATTAAACTTGCTACAGATTCATTGACATTTGTATGTCAGTTAGATAATCAAATAACTGAACATTCATATCCTAGAGCAACAGATCCTTATAATGGAAGATGGATGGCAGTATCTAATGTAGGTGCTAATACATTTGATGTTAATGTTGGAATTTCTCCTGATACTTCATCACATATATTCAAATCAGCTTATTTAAATGGAATTACTAAGAGGGATGGAAGTATAACTCTTGATGTTGGTAAGTCACCTAGAGTTGGATATGATGTTGCTGGTGCGACATATGATCCTCTTACTGGTGATATGGTTCTTAATGTTGGAATTCATAATCTTCTAGAGAATCAAACAATACAAATTGCAGATAATGGATTATCATTTACATGTTCTATGGATGGTAATGCAACAACTCATAGTTATCCTAGATTAACTGATCCATCTCGTAAGCATGCACTTAATATTACTGATGTTGGTGAGACAAGTAAGACTATAACTGGAGCAGGTTATACTCCAAGTACAGGAAGAATGACTCTTACTGTTAATGGACATAATCTTAATCCTGCTACAACACATACACCAACTGATGCGACTTATAATCCTGCTACTGGTGAATTGGAGTTAACTATTGTTGGTCATAGTTTTGTTAATGGTGATAGGATTCTACTTGATGATGACTGCTTAACATTTACATGTGGTAAGGATAATCATCAATCACAACACACATATCCTAGAGCGAGTGATCCATCTAGTATGAAGTGGTTGTCTGTACAGAATATACATGTAGATAGATTTACAGTTAATATTGGTAAATCACAAGATTTAAGTGATCATAGATTTATTTCTGCTACTTCAACTTGTTTGAAGAGAGCAAAAGATTCAGTTAAATTTGATGATGATTCAATTACATTTAGATGTGATAAAGATGCACAGGCAACTGACCACACATATCCAAGAGTAAGTGACCCTGTTCATCAGCAGTGGATTCCTGTTACAGAATCACTAGATGTTAATACTATTGTTCTTAATGTTGGTAAGTCTTCTGATACATCAACACATGCATATCAAACTGCAACTTCTGGTGGTCTAAAAGTACAAACTGGTTATGTTACAGTTAATGTTGGTAAGACACCTACCGTTTCTCACAACCCATCATCAGTAACATATAACCCTGGTACTGGTTCTATGGCAATGAGTATTGGAAATCATTACCTTCGTGGTGGATCTCAGCATACAGCATCAACTGCATCATATGAGGCATCAACAGGTATTATGACTATTACTGTTGCTAATCATGGATTCTCTGTTGGTGATTACATTAAGTTTGCAGAAAATAGCATTACATTTACATGTACAATGAATGGTAATGCAACTAATAAGCAATATCCAAGATCTACAGACCCATCATTTAATAAGTGGTTGGCAGTTGTAGGAATAACAACTGACACATTTAAAGTTAATGTTGGTGCTTCACCTCTTGTAAAACATAATGTAACAACTGCAACATTTGATCCTGCAACTGGTCTTATTGAAGCAACTATCGGATCTCACTCTCTTGAAGTTGGTGAGCCAATAATGCTTAAGGATTATGGATTCTCATTTAGTTGTGGTCTTGATGGAGATACAGTTTCTAAGTTATATCCTAGAGAAACAGGATTTATACAGAATGCTGGTGTTGCTGACCCTGCATGGAGAACTCCTGTAGTAATTACTGCTAAGAGTGCAACAACAATTACATTTAATGTTGGTACTTCATCCGATGTAACTGCTCATAACTGGACTGGTGGTACATCTTCAGAAGCAATAATTTCTGGTGGTGATTATAACCACACATTCGTAACTGCTTCTACTAATGGAGTATACAGAACTAATGAAACCGTGATGATTGGTGAAGAGTCTATGACCTTCACATGCGACTTTAATGGTGATGGTAATAGTACTCAGAAGAAATACCCTAGAGCATCAGGTTCTAACGCTCCTGGTGGTGCTGATTATGCATATAACAAACCTGTTCCTATTACATCTGTAGGAACTAATGCACATACACCAACTTTAGCAACTTATGTTCCTGCTACTGGTGTTATGAACATTCAGTTGGTAAATCATGGATTTGCATTATCAACTAATCATACAGTAACTGCTGCTACATTTACACCTACTACTGGTGTAATGAAACTTACTGTTGCTGGTCATGGTTTCCAAGATGGAGATAGAATTAAACTTGCTGATGGATCTTTAAGATTTACATGTAATAAGGACAGTAATGCAAGCAATCATGACTATCCTAGAACATCTGATTTTGCAAGTAATAGATGGTTACCAATATTCAACACAAGTAAGAACTTCTTCTATGTTAATGTTGGTAATATGTTTGGTCCAGCACCAATTTCACATACAACTACACATGCATTTGTATCTGCTGTTGCTAATGGATTAACTAAAGCAAATTCTTGCATTAAACTTGCAGAGAATGCATTAACATTTACATGCGGTAAGGATAATGGTGCTAGTGAGCATTCATATCCAAGAAGAAGTGATCCATCATTCAATGAATGGTTACCATTAAGTAATGTTCTAGCAGATTCATTCGATGTTTATATTGGTAAAGCTAGTGATACATCGACTCATACATTTGTATCTGCTGCAGATAGTAGTCTTCATAGTCAAACTGGTACTATTAATTTGAATGTTGGTATATCAACTGACACAACTACTCATAATTATGTTGCTGCAACTAAGTTAACACCTACTAATGCTGCTTACAACCCAACTACAGGTGTCATGACTATCACTGTCAATGATCACAATATGGCAAATGGTGAGCAAGTTATGATTGATGACGGTGCTATTAAGTTAAGTTGTGCATTTGGTGGTGCATCTGGTGGTGCTGCACAGAAGGATTACCCAAGATCATCTGACCCTGCTAGTGGTAGATGGTTATCTGTTTCTAATGTTTCTACCAATTCATTTGATGTACAGGTATTGGATGTAGTTCCTTCCACAAATACTGATACACATTCATTTGTATCTGCTGTTTCTAATAGTATTACTAGAGGTATCTTAAGAACTGGTGGTAATCACAGTCATACATTTGCTAAGGCAAGAAAGAATGCTGTAATCGCTGGTGGTATCTATAGACATGAGTTTGTTTCTCCTAGTGCTTATACAGTAACTGATGGTGCTTACAATCCAACTACAGGTGTTATGACACTTACAATTCCTAATCATGGATTTGAATCTGGTGATCATATTATGATGGATGATGATTCCATAGTCTTTAATTGTAGTTTTGGTGGTAGTGCAACAGATAAGTCATATCCAAGATCATTTGACCCAATTAGCGGTAAGTATGTACCTATCGGTAATGTAACTACTGATACATTTACTATTCAGGTATTAGATTCTACACCTTCCACTAATACTGATGCTCATACATTTGTATCTGCATCTATTGGTGGTGTTCATAGAGCAGTACTTCATACAGGTGGTGTTTATAATCATACATTTAAGTCTGCTACTATTAATGGAATATACAATCAGGGTCAGTCAATAGAAATTCTACCTGATGCACTTAAGTTTACTTGCGATATGGATGGTGCTGAAACTAATCATCCATATCCTCGTAAGACAGATCCAGCATACAAGTCTGCATTACCTATTACTCATTACACTGCTGATACATTTACTGTAAATGTGGGTAGTACTACTTTTGGTGATAATAGAAATTATACTTCATATACACCTTCCTTTGCTGCATATGATCCTTCTACAGGTGTATTGATATTAACTTTAGAGGGTCATAGTTTAACTTCAGATGATTATGTCATCTTAGATGATAATGCATTGAAATTTACATGTTTAATGGATAATAATCAGACTACTAAGTCTTATCCACGTCCAGGACATGATGTTCGTGCAGCAAGAAAGAAACTTAAGATTCTTGGAACCACGGTTAATACAATAAGTCTTAATGTAGGTGTTGCACAAGCAAACCAAACATTCACACCTTCTGATGCATCTTATGATGCTGAGTCTGGTGAGATGACTCTAACAATTGGTCAGCATGGTATGAGAGTTGGAGCAAATGTTACTATTGCAAATGAGAGTTTAAGATTCACATGTGGAATGGATGGTAATGGTTCTAATAAGGATTATCCTCGTGCAACAGATCCATATGGAGATCTTAAGTCTATTCCAATTACTCATGTAGGTCATACACATGGAACAGTAACAAATGCTGTGTATACTCCTGGATCTGGTTTGATGGTTCTAACAGTACCTGCACACGGATACTCTAATGGAGATTATATTCAGATTGCTGATGAATCATTAACTCTAAGATGTTTGCTTGATGGTAACAGTACTGATCACGCATATCCAAGATCTACAGACTATGCTAGTGGTAGATGGTTACAAATTTCCAACAAAACTAATGATACATTTGAAGTTAATGTTGGATCTTCTTCAGATACTACAACTCATATATTCCAGAAAGCTGCTACTAAGGGTATTAGAAGACAGAGTGGTGTAATAACAGTCAATGTTGGTAAGTCACCTGTTAAGGGATATGATGTAACTGATGCATCTTTCGTTCCTGGAACTGGACTTCTTACTGTTACTATTGGTAACCATAGTTTAAGTACTGGTACAGCAATTAGAATTGCTAATAATTCACTTGTATTCCGTTGCGATCAAGATGGACAAGGTTCTGATCACTCATATCCTCGTGCAAATGGTCAAAGTGGTGCATCTGGTAACGATCCTGCATGGAATACCGCAGTCAATATTACTGGTGTAACTCCCACATCAATTACTCTTGATGTAGGAACTTCAAGTAATACAACAACTCATGTATTCCAGAATGCAAATAATAGGTATTCACCTACTAATGCTTCTTACAATCCAAGTACAGGTGTTATGACATTAACCCTTGCTAACCACGGATTTGTTAATGGTGAGCATGTTAAGATTTCTGATGGTGGATTGAAATTTACTTGTGCTCATGATAATTATGAGACAACTCATGCATATCCACGTTCTACTGACCCTGTAAGTAATAAGTGGATCCCAATTTCTAATGTACAAACTAATACATTTGATATACAGGTATTAGATGTAGTTCCTTCTACTAATATAACCGCACATACTTTCCATTCTGTAGTTGCTAATTGTCTTACTAGATCAGTTATTACTACTGGTGGTGATTATACACATACCTTTGTAGGTAACCAAGGTTCTAATACTGTTTCATACACTCCACAGGCAACACACACATTCGTATCTTGTGATCCTGGAGCAGTTAAGCACCAATTAACAATACACAATTTTGCACAAACAACTGCAAATGGAATTAAAGTTCTTAATTATAATACATCTGATTGTACTGATGTACAAACAACTATAGAGAACTTAATTAGTATTGTTACAGATACATTAGATTCTGCATTACAGAATCCACCTGTTGATTATCTCGGTAGTCTTGTTAGATATTCACCTCCACATGAATTCCTTGGTGGTAGAATATACTCTTACTATGAAGAAGAGTTCCCAATTAATTGGCATGATGGTACAGAAGATATCATGTTTACTAATCAGATTGGTGCTGCAGGTAAGTATAGATTTATAGATGCTGCTAATTTAGTTCAGTTGAATGCTGGTCCTATTGTTGATAAAGCATCAAACGATATGCTTACTTTATATCCAGACCTTGCTTTGGATATGCCTAGAAACTTTGATGGAAGTGGTGCTGGTACATTACAGTGTAAGACTGACCTAGCATTAATCCTCCAAGAGTTTATTAAAGATCTTAGAGATGGTGGTAACTTCAATACTGTAAATGTTGCTAAGAGATATCTTGGTACTAATGATATTCTACTACATATTCGCTTACAGGCATTCCAGTCTGCTTATGCCCACGAACGTCTTGCATTCTATATGAAGCAAGCAGTTAATGGTGATCTAACAACAGGTAATACTGATAAGATTATTGTTGGTGCTTGGGGAATTACAGAATCTGTTTCTGCATCATTCACACCTACTGGAGCAACTTATGAACCAACAACAGGTGAGTTAGTGTTAACTATTGGTTCTCATAGTCTGGTTAAGGGTAGGATGATAAGAATTGCAACGAATGGATTAACGTTCCGTTGTCTTGAAGATAGTAATGGTAGTGATCACACATATCCTAGAACTACAGACCCTGTATTTGAAAGTAATATTGAAATTACTGATGTAACAGCTACCACAGTAACTGTTAATGTTGGAATCTCTTCTAACACCACATTACATACATTCCAGTCTGCTGTTACTGATGCGGTAACTGCACCAGCAGATTGTACAAACGTTACTACTGCTATTGATAACTTAGTAACTATTGCAAATGATATTATTGCTCCTACAAATGCTGATTTCGCAATTGCTGCTGATAGACTTTACTTTAATAGAGATGGTATTGCATCTGAGATTACTGGTTTAACATCTGCAGAGTTTACTTACATGTTGGATACTTCTCAACAGTTTGCTTTCTCTTATCCAGAACCAGGTGGAGAAACTACATGTCAGAGAGATATTAAATTAATCATTCTTGGTATTATTTCTGACTTACAGACTGGTGGTAATAATAGTACCATTGCTGCAATGGAATACTACTTGTCTTCTGCGATGCAAATCATTAATGTTGAAGATGAACTTCTAGCAACAGTTTATGCTATAGAGCAATTAGGATTCTTATGTGAGCATGCTGTTAAAGGTGAGTTAAGAATTAGAGGTGGTTCAGGAGTTGATCCTCTTTATGCTTACGTGCATTCATTTGATGATCCATATACTGATAGTGAAACACCTACTGATATGTCAGTAGTTGGAACTAGGATTAAAGAATTAGTTAATACTGCAATCAATCTTCTTGTTCCAGGTAAGAGACCTATGAGAGGTGCTGCTAAGAATCTCATTTATAATAGAGGATACTATAAGGAGGAAATTACAACTCTAGTTAATGCACAGTTTGGTACTAATACTTGGTTATACAATGATTGGGTTGATAGTATTATTACTAACATGAGTCATGATTTGTTAACTACAGATATCAGTGATTCTTCTATTGCTCATAACATAACTATTGAGAGTGTTGTTGGAAGATTTGAAGTTGGTGAATTAATCACTTCGGATAAGGGATCTGCTAAAGTTTTAGAATATAATTCAGAAACTTGGGATTTAATCATTGGTGAATTTGTAGGAACTCCTTGGACATCTAATACTTCATTAACTGGAACTAAATCTAATGCACAGGCAATTGTTTCTGTAAATGGTGTTGGTAGTAGTTACACTTGGTTTAATTCACCAGGTAATGTAAGGACAATAAATTTCGCTAAAAATATTACATCAAATATTTCTGGTCAGGTTTCTGGTCTTAACTTATTCTCAAATCCAGAATTGTTTGTACCTAATTGGACAGGTACTGGAGTTGGATTTAGTGATAACTTTACAGATGCACCAGACAATACTCGTACTGCAACTAAATTAATTTCTAGTAATGCTGGTGGTGAGCATACTGTTGATAGAACATATGACTTAACTGCATTTGATACATGGGATGATGGTAATATCACGTTTGACGATATTACAAATAGTTTTGATGAAGGTGGTTCTGGTACTGGTGATGATCAACAATATACATTCTCATGCTTCTTTAAGAAGGCAGAATATGAGCAAGTAAGATTCCATATCATACTTGATGATGGAACTGCTGGAGAACAAAGTGTATTCTTTGATCTTAATATGAATACAGGTAACACAGGTACTCTGTTTATACCTCAAGGTGGTATATCAGGTGATGCTTATGGTGCTGTTCCTTATGGTGGTGGTTGGTATAGAGCATATGTTACAACAACATTCTCATTTGGATTCACAGAACTTAAGGCTAGAATTAATGTATCAAATGAAAATAATCAGTTATCATATACTGGAGATGGGACTAAGGGTGTTTATGCTTGGGGTACAAAACTTTCTAAGGGTACATTAGATCCATATACTTCTGCTAGTGATGGAATATTCTATGCTGATGGTGAGTTTAATATTAAGAGATATGCATTAGATAGATTGGAAGAATATATCATTGCTGCAATGACTGATAGTCTTACAAGTCCATCTCCTGAGGCTGGATATTTGAAATTCTTCTCTGCTGATGCTGCTGGATACTATGATATTAGATCTGTAAGCAGAGTTGTACGTGACAATCTTAAATTGCTTAGTGAGCAATTAGCAGTCGATACTTATTATACTACTATTACAGTTAATAATGGAATTACAATTCCTACCTACACATATGGTACTAGAGAATTGCCAGTTGGATTAGGTGGTGGATTAAAACCTTCGGATTACTTATATGGTACTAATAGTGATAGTTACGCTGAATTAGAAACTATTGTTCCTAACAAAGGTGAGATTGTTAAGATCTATCAGAGATTCCGTTTTGATGGTGATGTGGTTGATGGTCCTTGGGTCATGAACGAGACAGTCGCTAAGAATGGTGACGCAACCGTTACTGGTGTTATATACGGAATTCATGAGGATGAGAACTTTAGTTACTTAGATCTTGAAATTACTGGTAATCCTTGGTCTATCACTGATTACGTTGTTGGTTCTACAAATAACACAACAGCACAAATTAGTTTGATAGAGGATCGTATACAAATCATCGATCTTGATGGTGAGTTTGATGCAACAGTACCATTTAAAGGATATACCAGTGGTGGTACTGCTACTCCTACTAACTTCCTTAGAAATGAGGCTGCTATACTTGATAATACTGGTGGTACTTTAACGGTTGATACTGAGACTCTTGTTGGTTCATTTGAAAAAACTTCTGTTGTTTATCCAGAAACTTCTAGACAATTTGTTACTGTAAGTAAATATAATGGTTTAGATATTGGTGTTGGTGACAGAATTGCATCAAATGGATATGTTAGAATTGGTATTTCTATTATTAGTGATCTAAGTCAATTTAGTGTTGGTAACAGACTTTATAAAGTTATTGGTGGTGTTGCTGATCAAAATAATTATGCAATTATTACTGAGGTTGATGTAGACAATAACTTCCTTTATATCGCTGATTACCAAGGAGATAATATTACAAATGGTGATCTCGTAGGTGATTATGGTCTTGGTGGTAACTTCCCTGTAGGTTACGCATCAGTAATTACTAGAGTTGAAACTCCTGGTGCTGGTGCTGCATTAGTACAAGACATACGTCCAGATGGTCAGTACAAGAGATTGTATTTAAGTGATATTATAGGAACATTTGATCTTAAGGATTCTGTTATTGGACCTGGAGATTATAGGGCAGCAGTTCAAGCTAAAGTTGATCTTAATGCACGTGTTAAGAGAGCATTCAAAGGATTTGATGGAACACAAGATACATTCAATCTAACGATTGATAATGGTAATAATTATCTCCCAGATCCTGAAGGACATCTTCTTGTATACATCAATGGTATTCTACAACCTCCAGGTGGTACTAACGCATATACAGCGTTCTCTAATCAGATTCAATTCTCAGAACCACCAGAGATAGGTGCATCATTCACAGGATTCTACGTTGGTAAGTTGAGACAGTTGGATGATATATCCTTCGAGTTCGACTCCTTACGTCAGTCATTTAACCTTAAGCGTAATGATGTATTCTACTCACTAACGCTAACAGAAGGTGTCCAGTCTTCCACAATACGTCCAGAAAATAATATCATCGTTTCACTTAACGGTGTTATACAGGAACCAGGCGTTGGTTTTGAGATTGTTGGTTCTAGAATAATCTTCTCTGAGATTCCTCGTGTTGGATCAACATTCGTTGCTTTCTCCTACGTTGGTTCTGAGGCAGACGTTGATGCTGCTGAGGTCGTACCACCTATCGAACCTGGTGACTTTATTGACATCCAAGGTGAGACTGCAGACAGAGAAGTTGCTGTTATTGAGTCTTCTAACTCTCTAATTACTTTCGACTATCTTGGTTCTGTATTCGGGCAAAATGCTAAGGCATCTGCAAATCTAACTTCAGGGTTTATCAATGACGTTCAGGTAACATCTGGTGGTTCTGGATATACAACTAGACCAAATGTCAGAATTGACTCTATTTCTGGATTTGATGGAAACATCAGAGCATTGGTTGGAGTTGCTGGTGTTGAAATGAATGCTGCTGGAAGTGGATATAAGGATCCAACCGTTACAGTTGAAACAACTGTTCCTCTTGATTGGAATGCACCTAATCTTGCAGATTATGGTGAAGAAGAAGTAGATCCCGAAACACCATAAATAACTAAAAATGTAGCGAGTAATGGCCAAACAATCACTAAATCTTGGTACGGTAGCTAATGATAACACAGGGGATACCCTGCGTGGTGGAGGCGACAAGATAAACGATAATTTTAATGAAGTATATTCTGCTATTGGTAATGGTACTAATATAACTGTTGATGTAACTAACCCTGCAGTGGGGCAGGTATTAAGGTACAATGGATCTTTATTCGCTCCATCTGATTATGCTAATTTAACATCATCATTAGATGTTAATGGGAACTCTATAGTTTCTTCTAGTAGTGGAAATATCAATATTGCATGTAATGGTACTGGTAACCTGACACTTGGTGTTGGTGGTATTAATAATACTTTTAGTGGTACGGATGGTGTTATTGATATGCCAACCAAAGTTAAGTATAAGAATGAATTTTCCGCATTAGGTAATGCACCTTCTGCTGCATCTTATGGAGGTTATTTTTTCACTGTTGATGGTGATGATAATCCTTATGTAAATATTAATATTACTACTGGTGGTGTTGGGGATGTTAGAGCAAAGATAGCAACTGAATATTCTAGTATTGATTTATTAGGGGATGTAGATACTACAACTGCAGCTCCTACAAACTTACAAGTTTTAAAGTGGAGTTCATCTGCAAGTAAATGGACTCCTCAAGATGATGAATCTGGTCTTTCATCATTGAACACATGGGCAGTTATTGATGGTGATACTGGATCTACAACAGCAAATGCACAAGCAGATACGTTAACTATTGCTGGTGGAACTAATATAACAACGACAGTTGTTGGTGATACATTAACAGTAGATTTTAGTGGTACTTTAACTACTACCTTATCAGCATTGACTGATACTGATTTGACTGGAGTAGTTCAAGGGGATTCATTATTCTATAATGGTAGTAATTGGATTTCTACTAGGAGTCCGATTACTTGGTGGGAATTGAATGCTAATGGTGCATCAGACTATACATTTAATGGACCTGGATTTGCATCTGCTACTGCTGACGCAACTCTTTATGTTATGAGGGGTCAAACATATGCTTTCGACAATACTGTTCAAGCAACTGCACACCCATTTAGAATTCAAAGTACTCAAGGTTTAACTGGAACTCCTTATACTACAGGTCAGACTGGTAGTGGAACTGCTGTTCTTTATTGGACAGTTCCTATGGGTTCACCTAGTACTCTTTATTATCAATGTACACTCCATGCAGCGATGCAAGGAACTATTAATGTAGTTGGTTAGTAAGATATGGCAAGAACTGTTCCTGGATCTGGTGCTGTAATTGAACCTATATTTGACGAAAAATTTGGTGTTCGTGCAATACAAGTAGTTGATGGTGGTATAGGTTATGATATAACCAATCCTCCACGATTAACTGTTTCTGGATGCGGTACTCCAACTCAGGAAGCACTTTTATATCCAATTATAGATGAGTTATCTGGAAGGATAGTTCATGTTAGAGTTTTAGAAAGAGGTCTTGGATATGACCCTCTTAGATTACAGATAATACCTACACAAGACACACCAACTGTCATTCGTTCTTTTGATATTAATAAGATATGGCAGTCACATCCCAATTCACCCACATCTGGTTTATTCACTACTAATAGTGACAGACTGAGAATACAAAGTGATAATCATCCAAAACCAACACCACTGTTAGCAGAAAGAGCTCCTGGTGGTGGATCTGGTGGTACTCTTGCTCAGTATACACCTTCAGCAATTAACTATAATCCTACTACTGGTTTAATGGAAATAACCATTGGTAGTCATAGTTATACTACAGGTGATAGCATTAAGATTGCAACAGATTCATTAACATTTACTTGTGCCTTAGATGATCATGGTACAGATCATACATATCCTCGTGCTACTGATCCAGTAGCAGGTGTTGCTATACCAATTCTTTCTACAACATCTACAACTATTACAGTACAAGTATTGGGTGTTGCTCCTGCGACTAATACCAGTGCTCATACCTTTAAGACTGCTGCTTTTGGTGCAGTTACTAGTGGTGGATCATTAGTAGATCGTTCATTTGATCAAACTTACATTTATAGGGGTGGTAAAGATGCTCCGAATCCTGATGCTAGAGAAGAGCAACTTAATAAGGCATTAGGTGTAATGGCAAATGGAGTTCAACTCCATACTCCAGAATGGGGTCAAGCTGGCAATCCTACTCCTGGATTTTCGATTGATACAATTAAACATTCACATATTAAAAGTAATACTTCTGATGATGCAGTAATAGAGGGTAATACTTATTATTATCAATCGTCTAGATTAATTAATGAATTTGCTCAAGACAATGGTGTGTTTGAATGGGGTCTAATTAGACCTTTTGTTTGGAATATAAAAACAGAATTTGACAACTTGATGTTTGAGGTTGGTAGTGTTGATGAAACTTTAGGTGTAGTTGAGATTGGTAGGACTATAGATGCTATAGCTACCAGTGCTAAAGCAGAAATTGCGAAGATTGTAAGAAATAATTTAGGAACTATAACTCACATCTATGTTAGAAATATAAATGGGTCTGATGAGTTTGCTGAGAATAATGTTGTTTTGGGATCTACTGGATTTAGTTTTAAAATATTAGAACCACCAACAGCGTTAACTAACGGTATTTTTTATATTGAGTTTGGTGAAGATTCTACAGAGTTTGGTCCTTTTGTTGAGGGACAATATTATTTTGCACCAGAAAATATTAAGGTACAGAGAAATTATTTAATTATTTGGAATCAGTCTGATTCATCTAATCAACCTTCTGGAAATCATCCTCATGGACATCCTATGCAGTTTAGTACCACACAGGATGGTTTGTTAAATGATGGTAGTTTATATTATAAGAGTACGGGAATAACAGAAGCACCATCTACAGATTACGAAAATGAGTTTAAACCTCTATTCATAATGAATGGTGATGAGAATAGTAGAATTTATTATTACTGTAAGTATCACAGATATATGTCTGGGTATGAAAATCATGAAGGATATATGACTTTGGATCTAGAAATAGATGATGATCCCTTACCTAATGATTATTATATCACAAATTTTTATCAGAGTGATGCTAATGATCCTGCTACGATAGATTATTCACGACATACTAATGGTCATTCTAAAATATTAGGAATGGCATTTGATGGATATCCTATTTACGGACCTTATGGATATGATGTTAGTAATAATATTGCTAGAGAAGTTACTGGATTTAGAACTAGAACAGGTGATGAATTAGCTGGTGCTAGACCTGATGTAGTTACTCTAGAAACTATAACATATGTTGTAACAGTTGCTAATGGTGAGTTTAATATTGGTGGTAGTACAGTTCCTTTCTTAAGTTTATGGAGAGGAAAAACATATGTATTCCAACAGAATGATTCTAGTAATGATAATGAACAGTTATTAATATCTACTACTGATGATGGATGGCATGCTGGTACTCCACCAGATACAACATATCTTTTTGAAGGACCAGGTATTACCTATTGGTTGGAAGGATCTGAAGTAACTTATAATGCTTATATTAGTGGGTTTAATGCTGCTACTGCAAGAGAGATAAGATTTGAAGTACCTGTAAATGCTCCTCTTGCTTTGTATACCTTTGGTTATACAACTTCTGGTATTGGTATAAGAACAGTTCAAGATGGATATGCAATTGGAGATTTGGTTCAGGATTATATTTGGGATACTAGTGTTGGTACTTTGGATGAACATAATGGTAAATTCGCTGTTACTCCTGAATATCCAAATGGAACCTATGCATATTTCTTAACAGAGAATGGTAGTGGGGTTCCAACTTATCCTTATGCAATTGGACCAACAATGTATGGTACTCCTTTGTTTGAGGGTGATGTTGTTCCTACTCAACCAGATACATTCCCAGCTGGTGCAGCAGGAGATATTGTATTGAATACTGATGGTACTGTCAGTTATGTTAAGATGACCAAAAAAGGTGATAACTATTTTGGTTCAGCAACAGCAAGAATATTAGGTGGAGAAGGTCTTGGTGCTACAGGAACACCTACTGTACAGACAATTACAGGTTTATCATTATTACAAGGTGGAAGAGATTATGCCACACCCCCAACACTTATCTTTGAAGGTGGTGGAGGTGCTAATGCTCAAGGTGCTGCTGAGATTGATACACTTGGTAGAGTTACTAGTATTAATATTGTTGATGAGGGTGAGTATTATCAAGAACCTCCTTATATTCTTATTACTGGTGGTGGTGGAATTGGTGCTAAGGCTACTGCAAAAGTTGCTCAAGGTGTTGTAACAGAGGTTAATATATCAGATCCAGGTAGTGGATATATTGATCAACCTAAAGTAATATTCACAAAATTAGTTAACTTAAAACGTAAATCTAGAGCTAGACAGGCATACAATTCTATTGCTGGTTTCCTTACTGGTCTTGTTAAGAATGTACAAAAGTCTGATACTGAATTGTATGTTGATTCTACTGATGCTTTCCCTGGTTCTGGTGAGTTAATACTCAATAAAGAAACTATTGCATATACAGCTAAATCTAAAGGTAAATTCTCTGGTTTAACTAGAGGAGTTAATTTCAATTTTGATCAGAGAATTATCCTTGATGCTGGACAGATTGATGGTGATGGCAATTCAACTTATAAGTTTAATGTTAATGATAGAGTTATTAGAAAAATAGAAAGTGAAGCTAATAAAGTTGCGAAGGTATATGACTGGGATCCAACAACTAGAGAATTGTTAGTAACATTTGAAGTTGATGAATTGGCATTTATTGATGCTGGAATACCATCAACTGAAGATGCTATTGTTCAATTTGATGCTGGTCTTGCAGGATCTGCTCCAGGTGGATTTAATCCACATGTTCTCTTAGATGTAGATTCTACTGAAGGTGTATTTATTGTAGCTTTGACAGAACCAATATCTCAAGTAATAGATAAAGAATTTGAAGATGATGATGAATTGGATGGTGCTGGAGATGGAATTATAGATCTTGTTAACTCAGGAACTGATTATGAAAATCAAATAAATCTTGATGGTGGTATTCATACTTCATTATATGGTATTGAAGAAACTCAAGGTGGTCAGAATACAACTCTATTCCAAGTTGGTGATCAGGTTAAAGATGGTAGTTTGCCATTTAAGTATGCTACAGTTAGTGATGCAGGTACTTTAACTGATGGTGTTCCACATGCTGCACTTATAATTTTATATCTAGATCCAAATCTCTCTAATGGATTGAGTTTCGGTGTTAACGAAATTGTTACTGGATCTGTTTCTGGTGTTAGAGCAAATGTAGTTTCTTGGGATCCAGTTAATTCTGTACTTACAGTTCAGGATATAACTCCATTTAATACTGGTAATGTTAATGTAGGTATAGGTGGATATTTGTATGAGTTTTCACATGATAGTACTGTAGTTGATTTTGTAATTCAAAGTCCAGGTACTAACTATACAGCAGTTCCAACAGTAACAGTTGAGAATATTGGTGATATACAATGTCAAGCAACTGTTAATTTAACATCTGCTCAAGACCAAGTTGCTTCATGCACCATTACTAATGGTGGTTATGGAATCGTTGCATCGGTTGATAATACATATAACACACACCCAACAGTAACTTTTGTTAATGCTGTAGGAGATTCTACTGGAAATGGAGCAGCAGCTGCAGTAATTTTGGGTGGAGAAGACATCATGGGGAATAGTGGTGCTACTTACAGACTCATGAGAATTGAGTATTCTGCACAACTCCGTTCGTAATACACATAAATAAACAAGAGGACAATAGTCACTAGGAAATGGCAGCTCTATTAACTGATCAATTTAGAATATTTTCGGCACAGAAATTCATAAAAGCTCTTGAAGGTCCAGATGCGACTCAAAGTGATGATGCTGCTGGAACTTCTCGTGATCGCATATACTTATTCATTGGAAGACCGCAAAGTTGGGACAATGAAAACTCACCACCGCAAGCAGTAGATTCTTTCGCAGAATTTTCTGGATCATATGATGATATGATCTCTCTGAAAAGAGTTCTTGCTGCTGATACAGTACAGGTTGCTCGTAGGATTGACTGGGTTTCCCCAGAACAAACTACTGGTGGATTAGGTTTTACCTATGACATGTACAGACATGACTATTCTCCTAGTAGAACTGCTGCCTCTGGTGCTACTAAACTATATGACTCTGATTTTTATGTTGTAAATTCTCAGTATCAAGTTTATAAGTGCATCTATAACGGAACATCTCCTAGCGATCCTAACGGAAAACCCTCTACAGTTGAACCTACTGGTACTAGTACCTCTATTGTTACAACTGGTGATGGTTATCGTTGGAAGTATATGTATACTATTCCAGTTGCATCTGTTCTTAAGTTCTTTAGTAATGACTATATGCCAGTCTTTACTAATGACGCAGTGAAAACTAACGCAGTTGAGGGTGAAATTGACACTATTGTTATTACTGCTGCTGGTGCTGGTTACAACAACGGCACTTACGATAACGTCGCCATTAATGGTGATGGAACTGGCGGTAGGGTTAGTATTGTTGTTGATGGTGGTAAGATCATTTCTGCTACCGTTACTTCTGGTGGTACTGGATATACCTTTGGTAAAATTTCTGTTGATAATATTACTGGTATTGGTACTGGTCAAGGCGGTCAAGTCGATGTAATTATTCCACCTCCAGGTGGTCATGGACATGATACTATTGTTGAACTTGGTGCATTCCGAGTTATGATCAACGCCAAACTCTCTTATGATGAGGGTGCTGGTGACTTCCCTATTGATAATGATTATCGTCGTATTGGTTTAATCACAAATCCACTTAAGTTTGGTACAACTGAGTTGATTGCTGATTTAACAGTTTCTGCTACTAAAGCAGTTATCTTTGCACCAACATTCCAAGGTAACTATGTTCCTGATGAAATTATCACTCAGACACGTGTTGTTGGTGGTACAAACGTTACCTCTCGTGCAAGAGTTATTTCATGGAATGCTACAACAAAAGTTCTGAAATATTATCAGAATGCTGTTGATGGTATTTTCCCTGAAGTTACAGGTACTCAAAACGAATTTGATGGATCTAATGTTATTAGTGGATCAACTTCGGGTGCTGCTGGACAACCAGACGTTAACTTCCCTGCTGTACCAAATACTTCTTCTAGAACTATTAACAACACTGAATATGATCTTGGTATGAAATTTAACTCTGGATATGCTAAACCAGAGATTAAGTCAAATAGTGGTCAGGTTGTATACATAGATAATAGGAGATCAATCAGTCGTGCAAACGACCAAGTAGAAGACATTAAAATCGTAATCGAGTTCTAACCCGAATGGCACAAAATACTAATCTAAACGTAACACCGTATTACGACGACTTTGATAAAGATAAGAATTTTTATCGAGTGCTGTTCCGTCCTGGATTTCCTATACAGGCAAGGGAACTTACGACAATGCAGAGTATTCTGCAGAACCAGATCGAGTCTATGGGAACTGCAACCTTCAAAGAAGGTGCAATGGTTATTCCAGGGCAGGTTGGTTATGACTTAAATGTACAAGCAATATTAATTCAGGAGTCATTCCTTGGTAGTGAAGTTGAAACGTATAGAGAACAGTTAGACGGAACTATTATTGAAGGTTTGACAACAGGTGTTAGAGCAAAAGTACTTTATAGTATTTCTGCAACTGAATCAGAGAAAGGTTATATTACGTTATATGTTAAGTATGTTGATTCAGGTGATACTACATCATCAACATCATCTAAGACTTTCCAAATTAATGAGCAGTTAATTGCTAATAAAGAGATTACATTTGGATCAACTCTTATTGAAATTGGTACTCCATTCGCACAGTTACTTCCAGTAAATGCTACTGAGGTTGGATCTGCTGCTTATATTAGTGAAGGTGTTTATTATATTAGAGGGCATTTTATAAATGTTCCAACTGCATATTTACTATTAGATCAGTATGGTAATAATCCATCTTATAGGGTTGGTTTAGAAGTTTTAGAATCCATTATAACTCCAGAAGATGATGAGAGTTTGAATGATAATGCTGCTGGTACTTCAAACTATTCCGCACCAGGTGGTCATAGATTTAGAATTAAAACACAATTTGTTAAAAGATTAATTAGTGATGATGCTGATAAAGATTTCATAGAACTATTAAGGATTAATAAGAGTAGAGTAGAAAATTTTGTTAACAGAACTGCATATAGTGAATTAGAAAGATCAATGGCTCGTCGTACATACGAGGAGTCTGGAGATTATGTAATTGATACTTTTGATGTAAAGGTTAGAGAACATCTTAATGACGGATTTAATAATGGTGTATATGCTTTAAATGAAACTTCTGCTGATGGTAATTCAGCTAATGAAGGTAAGCTTGCTATTGAAGTTTCTCCAGGTAAAGCATATGTTAAAGGATATCGTACAGAATTTATTTCACCACAGTATGTTGATGTAGATAAGCCTAGAGATTTTGACATGAGTAATAACTCAATTGTCAATTTCAACTTAGGTAACTTTGTAAAAGTTTATGATGTCTTTGGATGGCCAGAGATTTCTGGTGATGGTGTTACTGATGGGTATCAGACAATAGATTTATATGATACTTGGACTTTAAACGCTACTAATGATGAACCTAGTGGTGGTAATAAGATTGGTAGATGTAGATGTATTCAGTTACAGGCTGCCTCTACAGCAGCATCAAACTCTTCTCAATCAGGTACTGCAGCTAGTGGTGGAGTATATGATATGTGGTTTTTTGATGCTCAAATGTTTACTGCTGTTAATATTAACAATGCAGTTCATTCTGCTGTAGCATCAACTCCAGGTATTGCTGCTGGACGTAGAATTGTAGGTAAGACATCTGGTGCTACTGGTTATGTTGCAGATACTGGTAACCAAACTCATTATATTCAGTTAGAACATGTCTCAGGTAAATTCACAATTGGTGAAATTCTAGAGCATGATGGTCTTAATGTTGGTACTTTAGAAGCAGCACATACTTATCAGTTAACTGATACAAGATCATCATTTGGATATACTGGTGGTGGTGCAGTAAGATTTGGTTGTAACTGGGTACTTAATGATGTTTGGCCAATTGAATGTACTACTGTCGCTGTTGATCAGGGAAGTAATCAGGAGATTACTGGTTTCCGTACAAGATTTGAAAATGATCTAAGACCAGGTGATGTAATTACCACAACAGTTTCTGACTTTGAAGGTAAGAATACTCTTCGTATTGAAAGAGTAAATCAGGCAGCTATTGGTGTAACTACATCAAATAAAAAAGCAACGGTTTCTGATGCTGATGTTATCTTTGATTATGCTACACAGGTAGCAGAACTAGAAGTAGCATCATCGATGAATGCAGGTGCTATTACCGATGGTGATTATAGTGATGTCGTAAGGTTACGTCCTTTCATATTCCAAAAGGATTATCAGAATGGAGAACTATCTTTTGATTTACCAGAAGATACAATGAGATCTATTACTGATGAATCATTCTTTGTATACAGAAACTTTGCATCTAAAACAGTAACCACTGGTTCTATTACATTTACAGTTCCTGAGAATGAAGCATTTGGTGCTATGTCTTCAGAGAACTTTACTCTTACTGTTGTAGCTAATGGTGGTAGTGGAACATGGGCTAATGGTCAGAATATAGATCTTGATGCTGAGGTTACTGGTGGAAACTTGACAGCAACATATGGTGCTAATAACCAGTCAATCTCTATTGGTGGATTGGGTTCAGTTTCATCTGTTACATTAACTGCTTTAGTATCTAAGAATACTGTTACTAAGAAGTTGAAGACTGCATCCAAGATGCAAGCATTAAAGGTATTTAAAACTAATCAAAAATTAGACACACAACCAACAGGACTAGAGTATAGTTCTCTATTTGGTACTAGATGTCAGGATGAGGCAATCTCATTTGGTATTAATGATGTATATAATATTCATGCAATATATGAGTCTTATGATAATAACGACGCATCTTCACCATTTGTTGTATTAACTGAATCTGTATTCTTTTCTGCAGGTACTCTAATAGAAGGTAAAACATCTGGAGCAAGAGGTAGAGTTATTAGTTTTGAGAACTCTGCATTAAAACTTTATTTTGTTGCATTGAATGAAAAACCATTTATTATAGGTGAAACTATTAATGGATTTGATGCTGCTGGTGGTGCACTTGCTGGTATTGTTGATGATAGTGCTGATTCAATATTCCTTGGTAGTAAAGTTATTACCGATCAATTTACTTTAGAAGCTGGTCAAAGAACTAATTATTATGATTCTTCTAGACTTACTAGATTACCATCTACTATTGCACCATCAAGAAGACTGTTAATTATATTTGATTATCTATCACACGAATCTTCAGGTGATTACTTCTCTAATGAATCTTATACTGGTATAAGTTATAAAGAGATTCCTAACTATAAACTCGATGGTTCTATTAAGTATATTAGAGATCAAATCGATTTCCGTCCAGGCGTAAAAGAATTGCGTAACGGTCAAGGTACTATGGGTTCTCCATATTATGTTAACTGTACTACTTTTGACTTTGTATCTAGAGTATTCTCTACGGTCAGTGGATCTGGTGCAGCGACTGTCTTTGATATTATGCAGGTCAATTCTTCATTCAGGGCAGACTATACATGGTATCTACCAAGAATTGATTACCTCTATCTTTCACATGATAGTAAATTAAGAGTACAAAAAGGTGTCTCTGGTAAGTTCCTTATTCCACCAGAAAGAGTTGAGAACTCTATGTTGTTGGCAACTATAGAATATAAGCCGTACGTCTTTAATCCAGAAAGAGATTGTCTTATAACTGCAGAAGTTATTCGTCGTTATACGATGAAAGATATTGGTGATTTGGAGAATCGTTTAACTAACGTTGAATACTATACATCATTATCAATGCTTGAATCTCAGGCAGATAATACTAAGACATATGATGAGAACGGATTTGATAGATTGAAGAATGGATATGTTGTTGATGACTTTACTGATCATACTATTGGTGATGTATTAAATCAAGACTATAAGTGTTCTCTAGACTTCAGAGAAGGTCAATTACGACCTCAGCATTACACAACTAACGTTGGTCTTGTATATAACGAAACAGATTCTGTTGATGTTCAGAAGACTGAAGGTAATGTAATTATGCTACCTTTTGAAGATGAGGCTATTATTACACAGCCATATGCTTCAAGAACTGAGAACATCAACCCATTCAACGTATTCACATTCATTGGACGTATTGATCTTACTCCAGCATCTGATGACTGGGTTGATATTGAGCGTCTTCCAGCTCGTGTTGAAAACATCGAAGGAGACTTCTCATCCGTATCTAAGGATATGCAGGTTGATCAGAACGGTTTCGCACCTATTCAATGGGGTTCTTGGCAGACTAACTGGACTGGTGAAACATTACAATCTTCATCACAACAAAGAGGTACGTCTGGTACATATGGTATTGGTCGTCAGTTAGGTCGTGCAGGTCACGGTCAGCGTCGTCAAGGTCTATTCTACTTACATGAGCGTCGTACTTATCGTGTTGTTAATAATCAGGCACGTCAAGGTGTTCGTTCTAGGGTTGTTCCTAAGATTGAGAGAAGATCATTAGGTGATACAGTTCTTTCTAGAAGTACTATTCCTTGGATTAGATCTCGTAATATAGGATTCAACGTTGATCGTATGAAGCCACGTACAAGATTCTATGCATTCTTTGATGGTGTTAACGTTACAACTAGTATTACACCTAAAGTAATTGAGATAATTAAAAACTCTACAACTGATGCTCGTACTAATGAGACTCCATTTGTTGTTGGTGAAACAGTTATTGGAGAAACTTCAAGAATGCAAGTAAGGGTTGCTGCACCTGATGATGGATATAAAACTAATCCTTATGGTAAGGGTACAGAAGTTCTTCCTACTTCATATTCTTCACAAACAATATATTTAAATCATGATATAACTGCTATATCAGAAACTGTATCTCCAGATTACTTTGGTAATATGCAGGTTGGTGAGGTTCTAGTTGGACAAACTTCTGGTGCTAGAGCAGTTGTTAGAGATCGTCGTTTGTTAACAGATAACGTTGGTAACATCCAAGGATGTTTCTTTATACCTTCTCCTAAGAATGATGCTAACCCTCGTTGGGCTACAGGTACTAGATCCTTTAGATTCACAACTGCTGAAGATAATAGTAAGGCATTAGGAGCAGTTGATTCATCTGCAGATACTACATACTCAGCATCTGGTACTTTACAGACTGTTCAGGAAAATGTCTTGGCAGTTAGAAACGCAGAGATTGTTAGAGATACAGTTAGCGAAGATAGAGTTGTTAGTACTACCAGAACAGAATCTAGACAGATTGGTTGGTATGACCCTCTTGCTCAATCATTTATTGTTGAGGAAGAAGGTGGTGTATTCCTTTCAAGTGTTGATTTATTCTTCAATACTAAGGATACTAATATTCCAGTTTCTATGCAAATTAGAACAATGGAAAATGGTTATCCAACAAAGACTATTCTACCATTCTCTGATATAACAGTTACACCAGATAATATTGAAATATCTGAGACTGCATCTGTTAAGACTAACTTTAAGTTTAAAGCACCTGTATATATTAAGTCATCTACGGAATATTGTTTCGTTCTTCTTTCAGACTCTAATGAATATAAGATCTGGATTTCTAGAATGGGTGATGTTGATGTAACAGGAACTAGAACTATATCAGAACAGCCTTATGCTGGTGTCTTATTCAAGTCACAGAACGCATCTACATGGACTGCTGATCAGTATGAAGACCTTAAGTTCACGATATACCGTGCTAACTTTACAAAGGATCAAGGTACTGTAGTTCTTAATAACACACCACAAGGTAAGGGTAACGGTGGTGTTCATAGATTAATTAATAACCCAATTCAAACTATTAAACCTAAGCAGGTATTATCATTAGATCCACAAACAACTCAGTATACATTTACTGATGGTGCTAGGGTAACTCAAACAGGAACTAATGCACAGGCAACTGTTGTTTCATCTACAACGTCTGGATCTCTTGCAGATACTGTTACAGTAACAGATATAACTGGTAACTGGTTAGATGGTTCCACATACATATTAACTTCATATCAAGCAGAAGCAACGATAACTGTTGGTTCTGGAACAGGTTCCCTAAGTGTTGGTGAAACTGTAACTGGTGGTTCGTCAGGTATTACTGGACTTGTTAAGAGTTATGTTGGTGCTACTCTAATTCTTACCAATGTAACTGGTAGCTTTACTGCCTCAGAAACTATTAGTGAGTCTGGTGGATTCACTGGTAGTGTAAGTAATGTAACTTACTCTGGAGATGCTCGTGGTGCTTACCTAGCAAGTGTTCCTACATTCGCAGCAGATGATAAAGAGGTATTGATATATCATAGAAATCATTGTATGCACAACAGAACAAATAACGTTACTGTTGAAGGTGCTGTATCAGAGGTAGCTAATACAACATTAACAAGTGCGTTATCAATAGGAACTACTACCATTAACGTTGAAGATGGAACTAATTTCCATACCGTTGTTAATGGTGCAGCAATTAGTGCTAGTAATCCTGGATATCTTAAGATCGGTGATGAGATTGTTCAATACGCTGCAGTTGCATCTGATGGTAAATCTATTACAGTAGCTACTGGTGGTAGAGGTGCTAATAGTACTACTGAAGTTGCACACTCTTCAGGTGATATTGTAGAGTGTTATAACTTAGATGGTATTCCACTTATCGATATCAATAAGACCCATACAAGTATATCTTGTCCTTGGTTAGATACTTATATGCTTCATATAACTGGTGTAGCATCAAATGGTATACGTGGTGGTGGAGATCTAATTTGGGCTAGTCAGAATACACAGTTTGAAACTGTGACACCAAATGTTTCAGTAATGGATTTACCAGAAACTGATATTACTACAACTGTTAATACAACAAGTGCAACTTCTATTGGTAATGGAAGTACTAGTGTTGATCAAGCTTCATTTGTTAATGATGGAACATATGTTCCTATCACTCTTAACAACATGAACTTCTTTGATAACCCAAGAATGATTTGTTCTGAAGTTAATGAACTTGCTAAGTTAAGTGGTACTAAGTCAATGACAATGAGGATTCAATTATCCACAGAGAAGGCTTCACTATCTCCTGTTGTTGACCTTGACAGATGTTCATTGATTACTACAATGAATAGAATCAATAAGTGGCCAGGTGGTCCTGAAGCATATGGTCAGCAAAACAATATAGATACATCACAGGATGTTTCTGTATTACCATTTGGTGATCAGAATGACGCTGTTTACATAACTCGTCTTGCAAGATTAGCAAGAGAATCGAGATCTGTAAGAGTTGATTTCCAGATGTCACGTCCTCCACAATCTGAAGTTAGAGTATACTATAGAGTATTCATGACAGGAAGTGGTGATGATGTTGATTCAGTTGGTTGGACTTTAATGCCTCCACCATTACAATATGATGATGCACCATCAGAAGAAATCCTATGGAAGGATTATTACTATGAAACTAGCGGATTGAACTTTAATGCATTCCAACTTAAGATTGTAATGAGGTCTTCAAACCAAGCTAGAGTACCTTTAATCGCAGACTTACGTGCTATTTGCCTTGCAACATAATGACTGAAGATGACTTAATACCTGTTGATGGGAAAGAGGGTTGGTTTAGGGATCCTAATACCAACGCTATAATTAATGCCAATCAATCGGAATATGATAAATACATGGCGACTTATAATAAGCGTCAAAAAGAAATTTCAGAGAAAAGGGCTTTACAAAACGATGTTTCTGAGTTAAAATCAGAGATAAGTGAGATAAAGTCACTCTTGAAAACGTTAGCTAACAAAACCGTATCATGACAGACCCAGTAGAAAAAGTATCGCAAGAAGCGATGCTTGCTCAGTTTAAAGAACGTTTGCAGAATTTGATTAATGAAAATCAAGAGTCTGCAAAGAAGATTAAAGATAATGAAGTAGTTGCTTTGAAACTACAAGGTGCTATTGAGGCACTGGAATATTATCGAGAGAATCCACCAACACCTGAAACAGGAACCGAAGTGGATAACGTAGATATACCTGGTGATGATATCACCGACCAAGAATAATTAAGGGGGGATTAAGTTCCCCCTTTTTAATGACATAAATAACTTGGAAGCATGTTTTATAGAGTTGTTCCAATAAAATGGCAAATAGAATACAGTTAAGAAGAGGTGGTGCTCAGGAATGGGCAAACTCAAACCCTACATTGGCACAAGGTGAATTAGGGATAGAATTAGACACTGGTCGATTTAAAATCGGAGATGGCGTTACAGCGTGGAACTCTTTGAGGTACGAGCGTCCAGTTGAATCGACATCTAATACCGCAAATACGTTAGTACAGAGAGACGCAGACGGTAATTTCGCTGCAGGTACTATTACATCAACTCTTATTGGTAATGCTTCAACTTCGACAAGACTTGCTTCAACTCGTCAGATTCAACTCTCTGATGATATTCAAGCTTCTGGTGTATTTGATGGTTCTACAAACTTAAATTTATCTACATCTTTAGAACTGATTTCAACTTTACCGCATTATGATGGTACTGGTACTGCAGAAGGAACGTATACTAAACTTACTGTTGATGCTAAAGGAAGAATTAAAACAGCAACCAATCCAACTACTCTTGCTGCATATGGATTAGATACAAGTATAGAAGGAACTGGTGCTCAACCATATGATAATGATCTTAATGCGATAGCAAGTCTTACTACAACTGGATTTATTTCTAGAACTAGTTCTGGTGCTACGAGTACTAGAACAATTACTGGTACTGCTACAAGGATAGCTATTACTCAAGGTGCTGGTATTAATGATAACCCATCAATTGATCTTATTACAACTGCTGTTACTGCTGCTGAATATAACGCAGCATCACTAACATCAATTGCAGGTTCAGAAACTGTTAACACTAATAACTATACAGTTGATAACTATGGAAGACTAACAGCATCTGTAACTCTACCAATTGCAACGGCAACTCAAGGAACGACAGCAGCAGCATATGACAATGCAGCGACCTATTCCAGAAACGATCAGATTACTAATGCATCAAATCTTTATCAAGCAATATTAGCAATTACTGCTGGTGCTGGAGCTCCAACTCATACTGATGCTACTGATGCTGGATCATGGAGATGGCTTGGTGCTAGTGCAACACCTCAGAAAGGACTTGCTTCATTTGACCAAGAAGATTTTGATGTATCTGCAGCAGGTCATGTTACATTCGCTGCTGGTGCTATTGATAATGATCAATTACAAAATAGTAGAATTTCCTTTGCTGATGGCAACTCTAAAGAAGACTTTGATCTTGATCAAGAATTAACTGCTACTACAGGATATCGTGGATTCAACTATCTTAACTATTTCAAGGTTAATGACACAAGTGGTAATCTACTGTTTGGTGCAAATAACACTGGCGATAGTAGTGCTGGAGAGGTTGATATTAATGTAAGAACTTATATTTCTGATCCAGATATTACTCTAGATGGTGCTGTTGCACAAACTTTAGATAAGACTGGAGATGGTAATTTAACATTCCAGACTTCACAGAACTCAACATCTGCTAGATCTTTAAGTATACTTGCAACTAACTCTGGTACTGGTACAAGTACAGTAACTATTTCTGCAGAAGATGTAGTTGATATAGATGCATCAGATGCTGGTGGTAAAGTTCATGTAGAGAACTTAAGGTTCCAAGGTAACTACATGGGTGGTACTGGTGATATATTAATTGACCCTAATGATGATAGGGATATTACTGGACTAGTAACTATACGAGGTAATTTACAAGTAGATGGAACGACTACAACAGTTAATTCAACCGTTACTACGTTGGATGATCCTATTATTACTCTTGGCGGTGATACTGCTCCAGGTTCAGATGACAACAAGGATAGAGGAGTTGAATTTAGATATTACGACACAGAAGCAAGAGTTGGATTCTTTGGTTACGACGATTCGGCCACTGATCTTGGAGGCCATTCAGGAACGTTCTCATTCCTCTACGATGCCACAAATACCTCAGAGGTATTCGCTGGAACAGATGCAGGGATCAATGCTGGTAACTTAAAACTTACAACTAATACCAATTCAACCTCAAATACTACTGGAGACTTAGTAGTTGCTGGTGGTGCTGGTATTGGAGATGACGTTAATATTGGTGGTTCAGTAGATATTGATACTAACCTAACTGTTCATGGTACAACTCTCCATGATGATAATATTGTTATCCAAGGTGCTTCTAAGGTTCTACAATTAAACAATGGTAGTGGAACTACTAGAGTAGAACTACAATCAACAACTGGTAATGCATCATTCTATGGTGTTGTTGATATAACTAATAACCTTAATATTAATGCAACCAAGTTTAATGTTGTAGCAGCATCTGGTAATACTGCTATTGCTGGTACTCTAACAGTATCAGATGAGACTATAATTAAAGCAGATAATAAAACCTTTAAAGTTCAAACTGCTGCTGGAGTAGATAAGTTTGTTGTTGATACGGATAATGGCGATACAAATACAGAAGGTAAATTAAATGTTGCTGATCTAGTTCATTTTGAATCTACAGACAATCCTGATATTGTATCTGGTGCTCCACACACAATTGGAAATTCTGACTACGGTGCATTAAGAGTAGATGGTGGTGGATACTTTGATAAGGACGTTCTCTTTAATGGTGACTTATATCTTAACGGTGACTTTAACCAGCAAGAAGACGCAACTGAGAACTACGGTTTAAGGAACTACCTATCTATCAGATACAAACTCCGTACTGGTTCTGTTGGTGCATACACTCCAAGTTATTCAAACCATAACACTTCTAACTTAAGAGTCTATGGTGGTGCTGGTATTAATACCTCACTACACGTTGGTGGTACTGGATCTGGAGAAGGTTTATTTGTAGGTAAGAAGAACTCTGGAGACACAGTTAAGTTCCAAGTTCTAGGTGCTTCAGGAGATATCACATCTGCAGGTGATCTAGTACAAAATGGTGATTCTGAATTTAATGGTACTGTTGATGTTGATGCAGATTTTGCTGTTCGTAATAGTACAACAGATAAATTTACTGTTGCTTCTAGTACTGGTAATACAAATATAGAAGGTACATTAACTGCTGATGGACATGTAGAATTTAATACAACACTTAATGTTGATGGTGCTACCACATTACAAGACAACGTAACTATCAATGCTGACAATAAGGCGTTTAAGATACAGAACAATAGTAATGTAGATAAGTTTACAGTTGATACAGATAATGGTAATACAGAAACACAAGGTACATTAACTGTACAAGGTCAAACAAATATTATTGATTCACTTGTAGTCAATGCTGCAAATGAGAATGTATACATTCAAAATGGTTCTGCTGTTACTAAGTTCTCAATTGATACTGATAATGGTAACACAAATATAATCGGTACATTAACTGTTGGTGATGCAACTCAGATCAATGACACTTTCCAAACATCTGGTGTTAATACATTTACTGCCAACTCACAACAAACACTCACAGGATCATATGCTGCTGATGGTGCTATTAGATTAACTGGTGGTGCTGCTATTGGTAAGAATCTTGCGATTGGTGAAGGTCTAAGAGTATATGGTAATACAGAACTTAGCAGTGCATTAGATCTTAATGCTGATGCTGATGTTTCAGGTAATTTTGTAATTAGTAATACTGATGAAGCAACATCTCTTGCAGATAATTCAGTTGCTCTTCAGGTTTCTGGTGGTGCAACGATTGATAAGAACACATACATTGGTGGAAACTTTGTAGTATATGATTCTGGTAATACACGTTCTGCTTTTACTGTTACTAACAGTTCAGGTGATGGTGAATTCCATAATGACCTTACAGTTGGAGGTAACTTAATAGTCAATGGATCGACAACTACTGTCAATAGTACGGTCACAACTCTCGATGACCCTATTATTACTTTGGGTGGTGACACAGCACCAGCGTCTAACGACGCTAAGGATCGTGGTGTTGAGTTCCGTTACTACGACGGCTCTGCTAAAATTGGGTTCTTCGGATACGACAGATCAGCAAACCAATTCGCATTCCTAACATCTGTTACTAATACTTCTGAAGTAATGGCAGGAACAGATGGTGCTCTAAGAATTGGATCACTTAATGTAACTGGTGCTGGTACATCAGTTGATATTGACAACAACTTAAATGTTGATGGCACAGCAACAGTAGATGGTCAGGTTATATCTAATCTTGCTACTGGTACTGCTCCATTCTCTATTGCTTCTACTACTAAAGTTAACAACCTAAACGTTGATTATCTTGATAACATGACAACTGCGAGTGCTAATACAGCATCTACAGTTGTTAATCGTGATGCTTCTGGAGACTTTGCTGCCAATCAAATCACTGCTGCTAGTGCTGTAGGTGCTGGTGCTGGATTCTTAGGTAATGCATCTTCTGCTGATATATGGAAGACTGCTAGAGTATTAACAATTGATGGTGTTGTAAATGGTAATATATCCATTGATGGTAGTGCTGCTGTTACTCTTACAACTACTTACGATGATGCTGATATAACTGCACTTGCAGCACAGTCTGGTACTGGGTACATGGTCAGGACTGCTGCAAACACTTATGCTCATAGAACATTTGGTGTTACAGCATCCTCTGGTATTACACTTACTAATGCTGATGGTGTATCAGGTAACACAACAATTAACGTTGCTTCTTCAGCATCCAACGCTGCAAATAACTTAGTCATACGTGACGCATCTGGTGACTTTGCTGCTAATGAGATTACTTCGGATTTAGTTGGTAATCTTACAGGTGCTACTTCTACTGCTAAGGATCTTAATCCTGCTGCAGATAGCACATACGATCTTGGTACATCTTCTGTTAGATGGCAAGGAATCTTTGCAGATGCTGCAAACATAACTGCTATTACTGGTGCTTTAACTGGTAACGTAACTGGTCAAGTATCTGATATTAGCAATCATAATACTGGTGCTTTAACAGAAGGATCAAATCTATACTACACAGATGAAAGAGTTGATGATAGAGTTAATGCTCTTATAGTTGCTGGTACAGGTATCACTAAGGTTTATGATGATGCTGCTGGAACGTATACTCTTACAGTTACACAGGTAGATGTTAATACTGATAATGTAACAGAAGGTTCTACTAACCTCTTTACTACTGCTGCAAGAACCAGAACACACTTCACATATGGTACTGGTATCACACATGATGGTTCAGGTGCTCTTTCTGTAACACAGGCAGATATCAATACAGATACCGTAACAGAAGGTTCAACCAATCTCTTTACAACTGCTGCTCGTACAAGGACTCACTTCACATACGGCACAGGTATTAAACTTGCTACTGCTGACATAGCAATAGACTTTACTGAGTTTGATACTGACAATATAACTGAAGGATCAAGCAATTTATACTATACAGATGAGAGAGTAGATGACAGATTGAATGCTGTTATCATTGCTGGTACTGGTGTTACTAAGGTCTATGACGATGGTGCTAATACATACACACTATCTGTTACTCAGGCAGACGTTAATTCTGACAACATAACTGAGGGATCAACTAACCTCTTTACTACTGCTGCTAGAACTAGAACTCATTTTACATATGGTACTGGTATTACACACAGTTCTGGAACTCTATCTGTAACACAGGCAGATATTAATACAGACAATGTAACAGAGGGATCAACAAATCTATTCACTACTGCTGCTAGGACTCGTGGTCATATCAGTGTTGGTGGATCTCTAGGATATGATAGTGGCACTGGTGTTATTTCTTATACCACTCCAACTACTATTGCATCTCTATCTAACCATGATACAGATGATGTAGCAGAGGGATCAAGCAATCTATACTATACAGATGCTAGAGCAAATACAAGGGTTGCTGCTGCTACTGGAGCAAACTTAGATCTATCAAGTAAATCTACAACTAACCTTTCTGAGGGAACTAATCAATATTATACAGAGGCAAGAGTACAAGCAAAACTTGATAATGCATTTGAGCAATTGAGTGCAATGCTTAATAACCTTGCAACTTCAACTACATTAGTACTGAATCTATCTGGAGATCCTACTCCTGGATCTGTTGTAACACTTGGATCAATTGCTACTGATGGTGTTGGTGGATTTAGTAATGCAACTGGAGCTGCTACGAGTGGAGGTACTGGTTCTGGGTTAACTGTTGATACTACTACAGTAGGTGGAGTGGTTACTGCAATCGCTTTGAATGCTGCTGGTTCTGGATATGAAATTGGTGATACATTAACTATTACTAACCCTAACCTTGGTGGTGTTTCTACACTTAACCTTGGTACTTTGGTAGGTGGTACTGGATACATCACAGCAACTGGAATTGCTACAACATCCTCTGGATCAGGAACAGGTGCTACTGTTAATATTACTGCTACAAACGGTGTTCTTACTAATGTCTCAGTTAATGCTGCTGGATCTGGATATGCAAACGGTGAGACATTAACTATTGCTAACGCAAATGCATCTGGTGTCAAGACTCTTGGATCAATTGCTACTGCTGGTACTGGATATTCTGCAGGAACTGTTGCAACAACAGCAAGCGGATCTGGTGCTGGACTAACAGTTTCTATTAGTGTTGATGGTTCGGGTGCTGTAACTGGTGCGACTATCGTTAACGATGGTTTGAACTATGCTGCTGCTGAAACTATTACACTAACAAATGCTAATGCATCTGGAGTTAAGACTCTCGGATCTATCTCTGCTGCTGGTACTGGATATACTGAAGGAACTACAACTGGAGTTGCTACAACATCCTCTGGATCAGGAACAGGATTGACAGTTGATGTAACTGCTGATGCTGGTGGAAATGTTACTGCTGTTGCTATTAACGTTGATGGATCTGGTTATGCAGCATCCGAAGTTATAACTATTACAGGTGGTGGTGGGGATGCTACTATCCCAGTTTCTGCTATACATGGTAATGGAGCAACAATCCCTGTTTCTGCTATACATGGTACAGGGGCATCACTCAACACATCAACTACCTTTACTAATGCTACCTTTGCTCTATCTGACATCACAACGATGGAAGTTGGTGCAACTGTTACAGGTGGTACTTCTGGTTCAACAGGGGTTATCACTGCTCTTGGTGCTACTTCACTCACCGTTGATAATGTTGATGGATTCTTCAAGAAAGGAGAAACCGTTGGTGCTAATGATGTTACTAACTTGACTATCCAATCATTCGCTTAAAGATAAATGTCTGCTACAAGACCAGCCACTAAAACTGAAATAAAAGACTATGCTCTTCGTCGGTTAGGATACCCTACGATAGACATTAACGTTGCTACTGAGCAACTAGATGATCTAATTGAAGAAGCAATAGATTACTATCAGGAATATCATTATAATGGAAGTTATAAAACTTTCATGAGAGTTGAAGTTACACAGGCTATGTTGGATCAGGCAGAAGGATTCTCACAAGAAGGTTCTACTGATTGGTATGGTGCAGATAATTATATTGATACACCTCCAGGAATGTTAGGTATCAATCATGTGTATACTAATATTGGTATGTCGAAAATGTCTGGTGGTAATATATTCAATATTAAATATCAACTCTTCTTGAATGATATGTACAATATGACACATGGTCGTATTCTACATTACTTTATGACTTCTCAATATCTTGAGACTTTAGATTGGGTAACCAACTCTCAAGCAAATCGTAGAATTAAATGGAACGAGCAGCAAGGTAGACTTTATATGGACTTTGATTGGAAAGATATATCACCAGGTGATTATATTATGGTTGATTGTAATATGCGTCAAGACCCAGAAACTTATACAGGAATGTATAATGATAACTGGTTGAAGGATTATGTGGAAGCATTATTCCAACAACAGTGGGGTCGTAACCTAAGTAAGTATGATGGCATACAAATGCTAGGTGGTGTTACACTTAATGGTCGTCAGATTCTTGAGGATGCATCTACGTTTAAAACAGATCTTGAAAAAGAACTGCGTGATCGTTATGAGTTACCACCATTAGATCTAGTAGGTTAATGTATGGCATATTCAAATACACCAGCACAGGATTACGTTCAGTCAGACTATACTAATGCTGGTCGATTAAAGATTAACGGTTCTGCTCAAGAGCAGAAGTTCATGGAAAACCTAGTTGTAGAAAGCATTGAAATTTACGGGCAAGATATTTACTA